AATTTTTACCTTATCATCTGCTGGTACATTTTGTGTATTTGACCAATTGTCAACAGCACAAGCAATGATATTATTTCTTTCTAATGCACTTGTAAATATAGCGCCTTGAAAAACACCAACTTCTAAGTAACTAGGGTCTGGTGTATTTCTACAAATATTGTTAACTAGGTGTTTAACTTTATCAGAAGTAAGGCCACCTATTGCCTTTGTAGTATCAGTTATCCCACTAAAACCTCTACCACTATTTGTTATAGCTTGTTTTACTACCTTAATGTACTCTGCACTATTATTTTTTTCTACTATTTTATCACATACATTACAGTCCCAACAATTAAACTGGCAATTCTTAATAGTCTCACGCCATACTTTAATTCTTTTTTCAGCAAACTTTTGTTTATTAATAAACTCTTCAAACTCTGGAAATAATATTTCCTTTCCTTCTCTAAATCTATCAATGATATTCATACTCTCAAATAGTCTTTGAGAACTTTCTCTACCATGCATTTTAATTACATCAATGTAAGTAAGTAATCTATCCCACTCTTCTTTCCAAGGTGGAAAATTTGCGATACGCCACTGATATGCTGGGTCTTGTTCTTCCCATTTAGGACATGAGAAGTAACTAATTTTAGTTTTGAAATATGTTGGTTCTAAACCCGTTTTTCTTGTGTTGTTATATAAAAAATGTTCATCTTGTACAGGACAATTGCCCCAACAACCCTCGTTTGCAAGTAAACTAATCTTTACATCTACACCAAGTTTAGTCTTACAGTGTTCTTTAACCTTTGTTAATGATTTTAAAAAGTCTTCATTACGCATTAAGTCTCGGTCTAAATTAATATAATCAAAACCGGCCTCTACTTGTTTAACTATTTCATTAAGTCTTTGTGTATTTCGGAGAATAGTATTCTTTACAAGTACGTCTGGATATGCACGTTGGAACTTACCAGACAGCATCCAAAGGGTGTGTGGTATAGTTACGATACGAATACCCTTGTCATACAGATTCTTAAAATTTTTTATGAATAAGTCTAAATTTGCGTCTGTTGGTGGTACTTCTATATTATTAAATGTGGCAGACAAAGGAATACCTGTCTGCTTAGGAATGATATATGCGTTTTCTGAAATTAAGTTTTGTTCTAACTCTGGAAATACATCACCCATTGCGTCTTGTTCAAAGGGTGCCATCCTTGATGTATAATAAACATCATAGATATATTTTTTATTTCGTTTGAGGAACTCCAGAAAAGTATCAAACTGTTCCGGAGTTAATTTGGGATTTAGTGGTACACTAAACATAATATAAATCTCATCATTTCAAGCCATCAAAGATGGCGATTAATTAAAAACTAATTATTAATGGTGCGTCAGCGAGACCTGGCTCATCTGTTGCTTGTGCTGTAGAAACGGCCGAGATACCTTTTAAATGTCTCCATCTATGTAACTCTGCAATTGTTGTACATGCGTCAACTTCATCCTCTAGGTCTTTTTGTTCACCTAGTAAAGTTGCTACTGAACTGTTGTATGCTGTAACTTTCGCATTAATTTTTGATACTAATGCTGATACTGTTAAACCTCTTGCTGTTGCTAAAGTAGAAAGTGTCGGTGTTGAAACAGTATTATCTGCTGTCCACGCCTCTGCTTCTGCTTGTTGAACAGACCAAGATTGTTTCTCTAATGCACTTGCTTGAGATAATGCCAACCAATGTTGATTGTATCTGTCTCTAATAATTCTTTTGAATAATACCTTATTGAATAAAACTGATTGTGCTGTGTCATCACTATCCAATGTATATGTTGTTTTCGCAGCTTCACCAGAACCTACTATTTGAGGAAATTCATCTGATACTGTAGTACCTGGTTTGATTGAAATTGTTCCATCATATGAGTCTGCAAACAAAACACCTTTAGCAGTTGAATAAGGAATAATTTCTGCATGTATATGGTCCAACTCAACTCTTAAATCTTGCATTTCGTCTGTGATAACACCAACGCCATAACCACAGTAATTGTGATAATCTGTAATCCAGCCTGGTTTTTGTTCTATAGAATTCTTTTTAAATAAAACGTATTGATTTGCCATTTGCTATTCCTATTTTTCTGTTGTCCATTCGCCTGTATTTTGTGACGGCGATTGTTCTTCATTGTTATACTTATTATTTATAAGAGTATTATTGTCAGGTTGGTGGTTTTCTTCTATATTTTTAAGTAGATTAGGGTCTTCAACACCTTGTGAAATACCAATACTCTTCAATGCTTTTTGTCTCTGTTCATTAACATAACCAATACGTAAATCACTTACTGCTTGATTTGTCAATTGATTCATGTTAATATCAAATCTTACTGTATAATCAGTAGCAATCTTTAATATTTCTTTTTGTTGTGGTGGTGGTAACATAGCGATTGCGTCAATGTTTCCTGTACCAATTTTACCATATGCTAACATTTCTGTAGCACATTGTTTCGCCATTCTCAAAGTCCAATACTCTTTTTCTAACTTTTCTTCTAATTCTTTATTACCAAATACATCCATAATAGGTGTACCGTCTTCAAGTTTACCTTCTGGACTTTCATTCAATTCTCGTATTAACTCTAAAGTATCATCTTTTTCTCTGAGAGCTTGTTTCATTCTCTCTCTATACTGTTTACAGTCTTTACGAATATTCAATAAATCTAATTCAATATATTGTGCTTCTAATTCATCTACTTTTGAATCTTTGGCTCTTTTATATTTCTTCTCTTCAATTAGTAATTCAATTTCTTTTTTCTTCAATTCCCATTCACAATGTAAAAACGAATCTTGTTTTGTTCTTAATTCAACTAGGTATTGGTGCATCCTTTTAAATGGCGTAAGCATAGAACCGCCTACAAAATGTTCCATTTTAAATTTAGGATTGTGATGACTTACTTCACCATTGGCATATTCAATAATAGCCGTGTCGTTACTCATGTCAATTCTTTTACTCATAGTATCTCCTTAATATAATGTACTATTATTTATACGTTTTAAATTAACCTCTCCAGGCACAGTGACCTGAACTTTGACCTGCATTAGCAGTAGGACTTAATCCTGAAACAGTAGTACCTGTATCTGTAGCATAGTACAGTTTATGGTTTTCGTTATTCTGAGAACCATCATAGTTACCAATCATATACTGCCAGTCTTGTCCCATTCCGTAATTTTCTTCACCCATGTTTTGCTCAATTTTACCAACTGTACCAATGTTAGTATCGTTTGTTAAATTCCATCTTCTGTAGTTATAACCACCGTTGTAATCTCCTTCGTTACCACAATAACCAATTCTGTTTTTAGAGTTGATACCTTTTTGTTGTCCGTGATTAGACCAATGAGTTGTGGATTGATGTGAAAAAGAATAGTAATTAATTTTACAACCAGAACCATCGTCCCAATGATAACCATTATCTTTATCAGAAAATGCTGAACCAGTTGATGTTAAGTTACCACCAAACTGTGTGAATTTTGTTTCTGTTATAAGATTAAACACCTCAAAGTTAGATGAACCTGAGCCTGTTTGAAATGCTAAGTCTAACTCTTTTTGAGAAGAAGATAAATCTTGTCTTGAATTATACAAATCGTAGTTACTGTTATGTGACTTACCTGTATCAGTGAACATGTGAACTGCTGATGTTCTTGTCGAAGCAGTTGAGTTTGCGTTATCTGTAGGTGTAGACCATAAAAAGAATGTAGTAGCGTTATTTGCTCCGGCAATATAAGAACCTGCATGGTCGGCAATAGTACCTAAGTTTGTAGTTTGGTCTGTACTATGCATACTTCTATGTACTTGTCTCCAAGGAGAACCACTTTTGTAACCACCACCTGTATAAGTTAAGGCAATAATTTGTCTGTATCTCCAGTTAGCAGCTGCTGAAGTCCTGTCTCTAAAACCTTGTGTACCATAACTACCGTATCCACCATTGTAGTATTCACTTGCTTTAGACCAGTTGTAATTTCCATCGTGAAAATAAACCATAGCACTAGCCGCTGATTCTGAATTACCATTTGATTGATTTTTATTACCACCACCGTGACTGTACTGACTGTATGCGTTACTAGGACCTGAGTTTACGTCTCTAACACCTTGTCCTGAACCACCACCAAAAATTTCACTAGTATAATTTACTACGTTAGGATAAGTGTGGTGTGCAATTGTAGAAGTTGTATTAACACCTGAACCAAAAGGAACATAACCATCATTCATAGTCATAGACAATACTTGTCTCATGTCAAATAGTCCAGAGTGAGGCGCATAGCCGTCCGTACCATCCGTTCTATGAACATTTGATAATTTTCTGTGCCACGTGGAATGCATATGAGAACCAAGAATGGAACCATTCATTCTTCGTGACGATTTTCTGCCGTATATTGGTCCTGTAGCCATTAATCTCTCCTCTAAATCTGTTTAACTTATACTACGAAATGATTTCGTAAGAAACAAGCCAATCAAGTCTACTGTTAGTAGCTGCACCACCTCTAATTTGGTCGCCTTCTTCCAGATAGAAACTAGAGTTTTTATCTGTTACGAAAACCACTGTATTAGCGGGACAGTTAACGTTGTAGGCTATAAATCTATCGGTAGAACCATCATAGAATGATACTCTGAATGTTGTGTCTGAACCAGCCTTATTAGTAATTGTTACATTATTAATTTTGTAAGACTTTCCAGAAGACCCAGCATTTGTTACTAGTGAAGTTGTATATGTTGTATTCAATTCACCAGAATCAGTTTTACCATTAATGGTTGCTACGTTTACTATATTTGGAATTGCCATTTGTTATTTTCCTCTGCTTATATTTATTGTTAACCAAAAACGATTGCCATTGCAATCCCTTTACCAGTTGAGAACGAGTTACCATCTACATAAGTCTTAACTGCTTGTTCCGTTGGAACAGCCGTATCAGAATTACCTGATAGTGTACCGTCTGTACTAAATTCGTTAATTGTTGCACCGATTTGAGCACCAATTGAACCAAGTTGTAACTCTGTCAAACCAGAAAGGTCAAATGCGTCTGCGTTTAGTGTAGCAGTACCAGTTGCCTGGTCAATCTTAAACTGCGAACCAACTCTAAAGTTACCTAAGTGGTCAGTAGAAGTGTAGTACACACGACCACCGTTTTGTTCAGTAGTTTCTCTTGATTGGTCATAAGGTTGCGTTGCACCTACACTATTTGGATAGTTGGTGTCTGTAAATGAACCAGTACCAATTGATAGGAAGTCGTGACCTGTTAGACGAATGTTTGAGAATAGTTTTGTTACATCAGCCTCTGTATTATCAGGAACTGGTGATGTTCTTTCAGGAGTAATTGCAACTAAAGCTCTTCTATTAGTTGTGTCTTCTTCTGTCGCAGCCGTAACACGATAATATTGTGAATCACCTGCAAACTGGAAGTTTTGTCCAACTCCCATTGCACCTGCTGTTCCTAGGAAAGAAGATGTACTGTCAACATGGAAAAGATATCCTGTTTGACCTGTAACTACATTTTTAGGAGTAATTACACCACCTGAAGTGTATGCTGTAAATGCTGAACTATCTACGTTAGTTGTAACTGTCGGGTCATCACTTGATGATAAACTAAATGTGTTTGTTGCTGTGTTTTGTACATAGTAAGTATTTGTGTTTACTTCTGTCATACCAACTACGCCACTAATAACAATTTTAGTACCGTTTTGTAATCCGTGATTAGCAGATGTTACTACTGCTGGGTTAGCAGATGTAATACCTGTAATTGTTTTTGTTGCTTCATCAACTAGGTTAGCGTCAAGTTTTGTTGTTACAAAATTATATGAACTTGAACCTGTTACGTTAACTGTTTCATTAGGTAAGAATGTGCCTGATAAGTTTTCAAATTTAAGTTTGAAAGTTGAAGCAACATGTCCTAATAAGGTAGCAGTTGCACCTGAAGTAGCACCTGTTAAACTATCGCCGGCTGCTGGTGTAGCAGAAGCAATATTACCTGATAATTTAACGTATTTAAGTTGATGACCTCTTGCTTGAACTTCACCTGGTGTTTCTGTTGAAGTAACACCGTCTGCAAGAGCACCATATTCTCCGTATGCGTTTGAACAGTTAAGCGCTCTAAGCGTACCACCTGTTGTTGCATGGAAACCTTTATCACAGTAGTAAGTAAATACTGATACTAACTCTGCACGACCACCGTTAGTCGCAAGGACTCCAGTACCGTCTGAGTTAATCTGTGTAAAGTCATTGGCAACCATTGATTTGTTACCACTTGCTTGTGCAAATCCGTCAATCAACATACCAGTTGTACCTGTGTTTACAGAAGTACAGTTGTGAATGTATGGAGAAGCAGTTGTAATTGAACCACTAGGGTCAAGTGAACAAACATTAGCGCCTGTTGTCATTCCTTGGAATGTCATAAATGAAATGTATGTACTGTTGTTAACAAGTAACATTGAACATGCATTGTTATTATGTAAAGTTGCAACTTGGCAAGTTAAGTTAGCACCACCACCGTTACCTAAAACTGTGTCTGCAATTGTAATAACTTCGTTATCTGCATAATTAGCACCACCATAAGTTACTGCTACTGTAATCGCTGATGAACCATCAACAACTACTGTTACTTTTAATCCTGTTCCTGAACCTGCTGAAGTAGTAGCAACATTTGTATATGTTCCTGGTGTTCTACTTGCGTCATTAGCTCCCACTGTATCAATAGTTGCTACAGAAGTTGAACTACCAGCTGCCGGTTCAATTCTAGTACCTCTTAATGAGTCACCGAATAGAGTTGTACCTGATGGAATAATAATTGGGAATACTTCTTCATAAGTACCACCTTGCATACGAATTGTATCACCAAATTGTACTGTTTCAACACTGAATGTTACGTCTGTTGCACCACCGATATTTGCACCGGCGATTGTAGCAGTATTTCCTTCTGACCAACCTGTACCGTTATTAACGATTGTAACTGAAGCTACAGATGAACCGTCTGTTACTACGTCTGCTGTAGCACCTGAAGATGAACCACCTGTAATCGCAACATTTCTGTATGTGTTTGGAGTACCACCGGTACCGCCTGCAACACCTGAAATTTGAGAAATACCATTTGTCTGAGCAACTGAAGCTGCCTTTTTCAAAGTTTTGTAAGGTAGTGATTCTGTTCCTGGATTTGTATCTGAACCTGAAGGCGCAACGTAAATTTCGTTTGAAGCCGTAGGTGTTTGATACTCTAATTGATTTCCGTTAGCACTTACAACAAGTCTGTCACCAGCACGACCAATTCCTAATCTAGTTGCGCCAACGGCGTCCCTAATAATTAAGTCACCTTGTGTGGTTAAAATACCTGCTGGGTCACCTTGTGTAAACAGTTTCCAATAACCACTGTCGCCACCAACTACTGGCGTTTGACCGTTGTTATCAATTACTGCTAAGTATGAACTGTTTAAGTAAATTACTGATTCACCAATTTTATATGATGTGTTTACGTCCCAAACACCTTTTAGTGAAATACCTTCAACTAGTAAATCAAAGTGTGATGTACTTGTTGGTAAATATTGACCTGCTGTTAATCCGTCTGCTTTACATACGTATGTGTTACCACCGTACTTAACAACATCTCCAGTTTTATAGGCAGTTGAGGCAGAATAAACACCTGTAAGTTTGAAACCTGTTGTTAATGCTTCCCACTGAGCGCTAGCGTCTGTAGGAACTACGTTTAAATTTTGTTGTTGAGCAACATAAGTGTAACCACCATAGTTTACAATATCACCTGATTGATATTGAGTAGAAGACGACCATGTGTCCTCAAACTCTAAACCTGGTACATAGATTGAAAATTTAGTTTCATCTAGTGTTGCACCACTTGTGTGTGCTGTTGTACATATCCATAAACTTGCTCCGTATTTTACTACGTCATCTACTTTATAGTATGTTGAATTTGCGTATGTGCCTTTGTAGTCTTGACCAGAGACCATTTTTTCCCACCTAACAGGACTTGCTGTTAAATCGGATTCGAATGTTGCACTTGAAGTATGGTTGAATTTACATACAAATGTATTACCACCGTATTTTACTACGTCATCAACAATATAAGCCGTTGACGTTGCCCAATCACCTTTCCATACGAATTTAAGTCTACCTAATACAAAATCTGCCATTTGTTATCCTTTAATTTTTTTACTCCGTCCAGTTTCTTGTTTGTCCAGCTGAACCACTGTTATATGTATATTCAGCGAAATATCTTGCTACTAGAAAACCATCAGCGTTCATGTAGTATGTTAATTTATTACCATCAAATCTAGCACCATCATATTTTCTACCACCTGGTGTTCTTCTATCATCTAATTCTGTTGAAGAACCTCTGATATATGCATTTGCTGTACCAGCATTTGCGTCATCAATTCCATTATAAGGTACACCGTAATCTGCTAGTGTAACTGATTCACCAGAAGAAAGTAGAACTTTACTGTATGTTAATAAGCCGTCCTTTGCACCCTCTCGGTCAACTCGTAAACCGTGAAAGGCTGCTTGGTCTGAACCAAAAATTGAAGTATCATTTTTCTTTGCAATTAAATAACTCATACTTTTGTTCTTCCCTCTTACGTATTATTTATAATAGTTTATACAGTTACTTCCAAAATACTTGCAAAACACTCAACATCCGGAGTTGAACTGTCAGAGTTTAATTCTGCAACTATTCTTAAAATATCGTTTTGTTCCATGTTAATTGGTTTATCCAACTGTAAAGTGTTCTCTGGTTCAACAATTAGAGACTTTCCTATGTGATGAAATGTACTACCACCGTCTGTGGTCACTTTTACATCAACGTTTGCATAGTTAGTTGGATGTTTATTTGAAATATATACAGCATGAATAACGGCACCACCATTGGTACTTGCCGTATATACATTTGCTGAACTGTTGTCAGTTGTTGCCACTGTCATTCCTGCGTTCTTAAATGATGAAGCCATAGTTTATATTATCCTCCAAAGACGATTGCATAAGCAAGGGCGTCACCCTCACCTACTAATGCGTCTCCTGTTGTACTTCCGTCAGTTGTTAAATTTCCGGTTGTAATTATTGTTCCTGAAACGTTTGGTAAACTGATTACCCTATCAGAAGTTGGCTCAAGAGCCGTTAAATTTGTTTCAAATGCGTTTGCTAAATTACCTTCAAATACTAGGTCTGAACCGTTTAGAATAATATCTTGGTTGGTAATATTTCCGTTTGCTGTTACGTCATTTAGAATAGCAGAACCGGCACCACCCATTTCTTTGACAACGTTGCTTGATGTTTTAGTATAAAACTTACCATCAGCAATGTTCATTGCCAATTCGCCGACTTCTAAATCACTAGTAGCAGGTAAACTTAAACTTGTTTCACTTCTTTTTGGTTTAAGAACTGTTGCCATTGTTAATATGTTCCGCCGTCAACTGTTGAAATTGTAACTACACCAGATGTTACTGTAAAGTTGTCTGAATGAAATGAAGCAACACCTTTATTTGATGTACTTGCTAATTCACCAACGATTTGAATTGTGTTACCACTTGCTACTGTATTAATACCCTCGCCAGCAAGAAATTCTAAAGTACCACCTAATCTTACATTACCTTGTGTAGAACTTTCGTCTGTAAAGTATAATGGGTCAGTTAGTTTAGCACTTGAAATTGAGCCTGCTAACATGGCGTCTGTAATACCTAATGCTTTAACTCTTAATGCGTCTGAGTTAACTTCAATAGATGAGTTATCTGTTTCTACATTAAGTGTATTACCTGTTTTTGATAATGCGTCACCAGCAATAACTTGCCCAGCACCTGAAAACTGTGATACATCTAATGCTGTTGTACCAAATGTAGGAGCACCTGTGTGAGTAAATACATAACCGTTATTACCACCAGCAGTACCTTCTTCAACGAATACGAATGAACCACCTGATAATTCAGCAGGTTGGTCTTCCGGAGTTGCTCTTGTTAAAACCCAATTTGATGAACCATCACCAACTGTAGTTACAACATAGATACCGTTTTGAGCAGCTGTTGTTTGGTCTTTAATTAATATTCTATCTGCAACAACTAAAGTTACACCGTCAAGTGTTAATGCAGCTTGTGAGCCAGAGTTTGTTAATGTTGCGCCGACACCAGCAGTACCATTATCATATGTCGCTGATAAGTTTGCTGTAGAAGCCGCTTTAGCAGATGGTTTAGCGTCAAGGCCTTGAGCAACTTGGTCAACATATGCTTTGTTAGCAAGTGACTGTGATTGAAAACCTGCTCTGTCTTCGTAACCTGATGGTACAATTACTGAACCTGTACCGTGTGGCGATAAATTAATATCTTTGTTACTTGCTGTTGTAGATATAGTTTGACCGTTTGTCGTAATATCATCAACAACTAATGAAGTTATACCTGCAATGTCAGTTGTAGTTGCACCTAATGTTAATGTAGATGAACCAATTGTAGTTGTCGGATTTGCTAAGTTAGCATTTGATATAGCCGCACTACCAGATAAATTTGAATTTGTTAATGCTGTTGCATTGTATGTAATTGTGTTGTCTGTTACAACTGCTTCAAGACCAGCACCACCGGCAAATGTTAAAGTTTCTGCCGTATTGTATGTATCTGTTCCTGTGTCACCTGCTAAATCAATAAACTGGTTTACAGTTGCAAAATCTAAATTACCAGCACCATCTGTTTTTAAGAATTGTCCTGGAGAACCATCGCCGTCTGGTAATACGAATGTTGTAGTAGCCGAAACTGCGTTAGGCGATTTAAGGGCAATAAAGTTTGAACCGTTATTTGTACCCTCGTTAAATTTAATTGTACCACCGACTGTAGCAGAAGTACCAACAATAAATTGGTCAATCGCACTATTTGAATCTACTATTAGAGCAGAGTTAGCCGTTAATGTTCCTTGAACGTGGTCTAATATAGATGTAAAATACTTACCACCGATAATATCAATACTTGTTGCGTCACCATTACCATCAACTGAACCTGTACCTAAAAATATTCTATCACCGTTATTGGCTTGGGTACCTGAACCGTATGTGTAAGCTAATTCACCTTGTTTTAGAGTAGCGGGACTAGTAGTACCCGAACTTCTTTTTATCTGAATTACTGTTGCCATATCTTATTTAAAAACTCCCACAGTTAAATAACAGCGTTCCTGTTGTTGTAACAATTTCTGTTCTTGTTACAAATTTACCATCGCTTGCTCTATATTGTAATAACGCACCATCATTCAATGTACTTGCGTCTACGTCACCCAACGACTTTAATTGTAAGGAACTGTTGGCTGCTGCCTGAGCCGATGGCAAAGTAACTGATACTTTATCTGGACCCGCTGATGTGTTAACGTTAATTTTTGCTGTAATATCAGGCATTATTGCTCCCTCTTTGTACTATTTATAATGAAAAGGAGTTGTATTATACTGAAACTTGTGGTCTAACTGTAATTATGCCTTCAATCACTCTAGTAACGTTTCCGCTACTGGTTTGTGTAATTTCTAAATCGTAAACGTATCTGGTATCATCTAATGCCTCGGTTTGAGTTTTAGATAACTGTAAGGAAACAATACCTGTGGTAGCGTCTGCGGCTACTGTAGTAGTGAAAGATACTCTAGTATTGACACTATTGTATCCTTTTGCTAATTTTGCTTGTGCTGTATAACCACTTAAATCAAAAGGATTACCATTAGCGTCTTTGACTGTTACGTCAGAGGTAAATGTTGCCCCTTGGTCTACCGATAAGTTAGCTATAGCTGCCATATTTCTTTACTCTTCTGTTTTTTCTGCTGATTGAAAACCATCTGATTCGGTCTTCAACAACTCTACGATTTTGTCATTGTAAAATTTTGTCAGTACGTCAGTTTTTTCCATTTCAATAGCAAGTCTCGTTTTACTTGTAACGACTTCTTGTCTTGCTGTGATATAGTTTCTCAATTCACTGCTAAATTTTGTTTCGTCATACTCTTTTCCATCTATTGTAATCATAATATTCTCCTATTATTACTATTTATAATAAAAATACTAGCTTTGTACAACATTCTCAGTAATATTATTATCACTGCAATATGTTTGTCTTCTAGTGTACTCTGCTTGTATCGCTTCGTTTGCTTTATAATCATCAAATGCTTCTTCACTATAGAAGCTCAATACAGTTGTTTTGACCATTTGGTCTTCACTGATACTATCTACAACTGAACCAGACCTACCTGAGTCTGTATATGTCTTTACAGCCGCTAAAAATTCTTCTGACGGCTCATAAAAAGGTGTATCAGTATATGCTCTAGTTTGTGTAAGTGTTCTAGTTACCCACGCCATCTTAATCTCCTTTTACAAATAATTTATTCTCAACAATCTCTTTGATTGATTTTCCAAATAACTCATTTTTACTATATTTATCCATTTCGGGGTCGTAGGTTAACCAAGGTGTTAGACCAATTACCAAGTTAATTCTAGGTTCTTTTGTCTCTACTTTTCGTGTGATAGTTGGTCTATGTTTAATTCTTGTATTCCAGAGATATGCTTTTCCCACTTCTAGTTTGTAAGTGTTATCTTTCCACTGCATAACATATTCATCACTAGTTTGTAAAGGTATATTAACTCTTAATAGCATTTGTGGTGGTTCATCAATATGCCAACCTTTGCGATTTGGTTCTAAACCATAACCAAATACATAACCAACCCTACTACGTGAAACATGAAAGGCAAATCTATCTAATAAAAAACCTAGATGTTTGTCAACCTCTGGTGTTCTCTTTCTAAAACCAAATGTATCATAATATGTATTTTCAAGCTGTTCATGTTCTTGGTCGTCTTGTGCAAATGTTTGAGTAGATAATCTTGAGCCAAATACTTGATGGTGTGGATTTTCGTCTTTATGAAATGTAGGGTTATATGTAATACCAAATCCTTTATAGTTTTCGTTTGTACTATCCTTTGTTCGCCAACCAATTAGACCTACTTCTTTCTCAATTGCCTTGACACCTTTTAATATATCTTCTGCTGGTGGTAAACCTAACTCTTCTAATGTAAACTCATGCCAACCAAAGTCTTGGTAATTATCATCACTAGCATTAAAAAACCTATTCGCTTCATTCTTAAACATACGTATATTTATGACGTATAAATAGTAGTACATAATTGAGAAGTGAAATGAACGTAACATATAATAATATTACTATACCATTCTATGACATGGAACAGATGATGAACGCCTCGCCAATATCTAAAAAAGGCCTCGTTCTTAATTCAGAAGGCCTTCCAGAAAACATAATTGTATCACTTTCAGGTGGTGCTGATTCTGCCTCTGCATTATATCTTTCTTGTAAACATTATCCAAATTTACATTACTATCCTTTTACTGCAAGAGATATTGGTAACAATGCTCTTAAAGACGCTATCGCAGCTGATAAGATAGTTAAGTATATTCAAAATAAATTTCCACATGCAAATCTACATGACATTGAAACTTTTGATTTCAATGATAGAGACGAAAAACATTGGCCTGAAGCACAAAAGGCTATTGATGGTGTATCAGATGACCCTAAATTATCAAAAGATAAAGATGAATATAAAAATTTAAGTATTAAGCAAATGACTAAGATAATCTTAATACATGAAATATGTGAACATATGGTTAAGAAGTTTCATAAACCTATGATGTTAGATGGTCTTACTGGTAATCCACCACCAGAGGCACTAGAAACTTTTGGTCATAAAGGAGAAGATAGACGTAATCATTATACAAATAGAGTTAGATTAAAATACAACCGTTACAAACCATTTCTCAATGTAGATAAAAAGTTTGTAGCAGATATTTACAAACAAAATAACATTATGGATTTATTTGAAATAACACGTTCTTGTACAGGTACAGCAAAAGATACAGATAACTACACCAGAGAATGTCATAAATGTTTTTGGTGTTATGAGAGAAAATGGGCATTTGATTTAGTATGGTAAAAGTTAATATAGTATGTACTAGTAAACCTTGTGATGGACTATTGTATTATAGTTATGAACATTGTACTTATTTAAGGTCAATTGGTATTGACGCTCAAGTTGTTTGTGTACCACATCCTAGAGGTATTGTTTCTGAATATAGAAATGCACTGATACGAAAATATGGTCATGCAAATAACGTTATCGTAAATAACTATCTACCTAAAAATGATGAGATAACAATGATTATGGGTAGAAGTATGTTAACTCTACCACATAAAGTTAGAAAAGAATATAAACGTAATCAGTTACTATCGTTACATTTATTATTCTCTAATAAAATTGTTGCCGTATATTCAGAAAATCATCCTGTTGATTATCCTAGAGCAGTAGCATATTGGTCACCTAAAAAGATATGGGATTTATGTGATTATGATGTTTATCCAGAGGGCGAAGGAGAACACTTTAAAAAAGTAATAAACTTCTCTATGTACAAACCATGGAAAGATGAGATACAATATGATTATCTATTCAATGGTGTAAATGAAAAATACTATGCGTCAATTGAAAAGTATATACACCTAGAAAATCCAGACCACATTATGTTCGGCGAAAGAAAAGTTACCGAATTACCTTTTTATGAAGGCCAAGGATTTGAATACAAACCTGTCTCCACAATTAAGAACTTTAAATCACATGCAATCTTAACGTTAAGTGATAAGTTAGTTAGAAATAACAACTATCACAATCCAGATTTAAACAACGTGACAGTACCAGTTAAAAATATACTAGGTTCTTTTGATACGTATGTTTACGTTAAAGAAGGATTTGACCCAGCACCAAGACTAATGATGGAATGCAAATACTTCAAAAAGAAAATGATATTTCTCAGAGACGATAGTATAGTAGATGGTGGTAGTGCTTATCTAAAAAGAGAAAGTTACTGTCTAACATCACCAGAGAATAAAGAGAATAATGACGTATTAGTAAAAGCAATAGAGGAGGCAGCCAGTGAAAACGTTACTAGTTAGTGGATGTTCTTGGACAGACCCTAATTTTGAATCTGTACATCATCCAGAAATGGATACATCATGGAAAAAATGGCCTGAAATACTTGCTGAAAAACTAGAACTTAATTTAGTTAACGTAGCATGGTCTGGCTCAGGTAATCAATACATTTATACTTCATTATTAGATAAGATTGTAGAGTTAGATGTAAATGATATTGCTTTAGTTATTGCTGGTTGGTCAAAAGGTTGTAGAAGTGACTTTGAGCAAGATGGCCGAAGAAAAAATATAATGCATGATAATAGAGGTGATGTTGATTATTTTATTAAAAGAAATTTAAGATATTTTTACAGTTTACAGACTGTGTGTGCATATCATAATTTGCCACTAAAACAGTTTCATATGTTACACCCTTTTAACAATCCAGGTGTAAACAAATTAGATGGTATAAAATCGTCATTGAGTAATCATTACCAAGACAAACTTAATTTTATGGGTTATTCTGGCGAACCACAAATAGGTGGTTGGACTATGAGTGACTTAATACAACAAAGTGATTTTATATCTGAAATAGATAGGCACCCTAACAAAAAAGGGCAAGAAAAAATAGCAGGAATATTACATGAAAATATATAGCGTTGCACTAAATCTACATGACCAAAATACATATGATGGTGTCTTTCATAAACAAATGGAAAGATATACTAGATTTAAACACAACATACCTTATCATGTTGACGCATATGCTCATCATAATGAGGGCGATAAATTAAACGTTGATGATTACAGATTAAACTTTAATTTTGTTGAAGAATATTTTGAGAAATTTCCGAATAAAATTTTGGCGTTTTCCTACACTAATGGTGGTATCAGACACCTTAAAGATTCGTTGTTTAAAGGTATGCTTGTAGCTCATAAAGAGATACTTGACTATGAACCTAAAAAGTTGTTTGACAGATACTATAAAGATGAGATATACTATATTGACCACCACCAATCTCATGCCACTTATGCTTTCATAAACTCTGGTTTTGACAAGTCAGATATACTTGCCATTGACGGAATTGGTGCTAAGTATAGATGTATCTTTGTAGATAAAGATGAGAATATAACAGACTTATCTAAAGAGTTACCACTTGGTTGGATATGGAATCAAATGTCTAAACTAACAGGTTTCGGTCCGTTAGGTGCAAGTAAACTTATGGGTTTAGTTGCATATGGTAAATATAGCGAATATTATTACAATGCATTTGAAATGATAGCAGATGATAAGAGACGTGAGAAGTCAAATCATATGCATAAAGAATTGAATATTGAGAAGTATGGTAAAGAAGACTTGGCGTTTACACTACAGAAATTTACACTTGACAAAATTAAAGAACATGTATATCCACTAAAGACTTGTGAGAACATATGTCTATCTGGTGGTGTTGCATATAATGGTTATATGAATGAAGAGTTTACTAAACAATACCAAAATGTGTACGTTCCTCCTGCGATAGGTGATGAAGGACAGGCGCTGGGTACATATCAACACGCTGACTATACAATTAATGGTAACCGACACAAAACAAATGTATTTGCTGGTAAAGAGTGGCCGTATAAACTATCAGATGAGAATGTTGACCTAACAGATATAGCACAATCTATTGCTGATGGCAAGATTGTTGGTTGGTACAATGGTAAGTCAGAAAGTGGTAATCGTGCCTTAGGTAATAGAAGTATTTTAGCAGACCCACGTAATCCTAATATCAAAGATGTAATCAATCATACAATTAAAAAGAGAGAAGATTTTAGACCATTTGCACCTGCTGTATTAGAAGAACATTATAAAGAATACTTTGACACAAATCAACCTAGTCCATATATGTCTAGGATTTGTAAAGTAAAAACTGATAAGGTTCCTGGTGTTACACACTTGGATAATACTGCAAGAATACAAACAGTCAATAAAAAATTCAATCCTGATTTCTATGACTTAATCAATGAGTTTTATAAAGTGACAGGTATACCAATGTTATTGAACACTAGTTTTAATTGTAGAGAACCTATTGTTGAAACACCACAACAGGCATTTAAAACGTTCAAAAAAACAGACCTAGATATATTAGTAATAAATGGTAAGGTGCTTAGAAAATGATAATGTTTGATGAAAAATATTTCCAAAGAGTATTAAGAGAAATTAAGAATGATGGCCTAAATCAATCAAAAAGGTTATTAGATTCTTTAAGTCCAATACAGTTTGAATCTAAAAGTAAACTATTAGAAATGGTTGATGAATATATTGAAAAATATTCTACAGTCACAGTTATGGGTTGTTGGTTTATGTCTATAGTTGGTTATGTATTATCTCAAAAGGTTAAGTACGTACAAGGTATTGACTTTGACGATAGAGCTACTAGAATGGGAAGAAGATTGTTTGATGGTATTGACAACGTAGAATTTGTAAACAAAGATGTATTTAAAATGCCTACTGAAAAGATGATACTATCTAATCTTATTATCAATACATCATGTGAACATATGCCACCAATGAAAGAATACCCTTATTGGGATAGAATGAGTAAAGATACTTATTTTGCATTTCAAACTCACACAAACGATAATATAAATGACCACACCAATTGCGTTACATCTTTAACACAATTTAAGGAACAAATACCAGACACATGGGAAATATTAAAACAGGATGTATTAGAAGACAAAGACAGAGGCGGTCACAGATATACTTTAGTAGGAAAGATAAAATGAAACGTGTAATATATAGTTTATATATTGATATACCTACAGACAAGTTAGACCAACCTGTTGACTCTGAAACAAAGTCACAATTTAAAGAACACTATACACGTCTTATAGAATGTAAGAAAAAGTATGCCAAGGATATTGGTGTAGAATTTATCTTATTTGAGTATGATGAAAAGTATAAACAGTTTGCAAAGACAATGCCACCAGAAATTACAGATTATAATATTGTAAATTTCTATAAGTTACATTTATTATATGAACTTAATAAAGAATATGATGAGATATTATATTTAGATTTTGATGTTGTACCTATGAAATCAATTAGTTTCTTTAATATATTTGATTTAAAAAAAGGTATTGCAATCAAACATAATAATGACCTAGTTAAAAAAATTGACCAAATAACAGATACATCACAATCAATTAGAAGTCCTACATCAAAGTATTACAATGCTCAGGCCATGTTGATTGAAAAAGGATTTAGTCCAGAGAATGATGTAATCAATACAGGCATTATTGGTATTAATACAGAATGGTTAATTAGACTTAGATACTTTTATGGTTTTAAGAAAGACCTAGAACTAATGACAGAAGTTAAAAATGATAGTGATATATTTCCAGAGAGAATTAGAAACTTCTTTGGTTATGATAATGAAACATTGTTTGCTGTTAAATTGAAACAACATAAAATACCAATACAATTTTTACCTGAAGATTGGCATTATCATTTTGATAAACAAGGTTTTATACCAGATAATATACATTTAGTACATACAATTAATAAAGATTTTGATACAGTCTGGAGAAAATATGCTTAAGATTTGTTGTGTTTATTTTGGTGACCGATATTCTCCTGACTATGTGACAAAACTATACAATAGTATCAAAAGAAACTCAACTGTTGATTTTGAGTTTGTTGTTATATCTGATACTCAATACGGCAGTAGATTGATAGATACAAGGTCCAGTCAACATCATATAACACAGTTTGGAGATATTGCAACAGTATTACCTTATAATCATTTAGCAGATATTAAAAAACATTGGCATAAACTAAAATTCTTTGCACCTAACTTTGCCAATCAAAAACCTGGTGATGATATTATTGTTATGGATATTGACCAAATTATTACAGGTAATATAGATGAACTATTGAATTGGCCTGTAAAAGAAAAAGAATTATTAACATACGGTGTGTGGTGGGAAAACAAACTAGGTATTAATGGTGGGTTTTATAAGTTTAAATCAGGCAGTTTAAAGTTTGTGTGGGACGATTTTATCAAAAATCCTGAATTCTGGCAAATGAATTTTTATAATAAAGGTGATGTTCATGTACCACTATATGGAGAACAAAACTATGTCAAATGGAAAATACAAGAACATAATGCTACATTAACTAAACTTCCACCTGAATGGTTGGGAACATGGACAGATAGTTACAAAAAGAACTTACAATTGAATCAAATATATATGGAAAGATTTGATACAGATTATATGATAATGGATGATGTACACGAAAATATTAAAGTCGTACACTTTGCTGGTGTAGGTAAAACTATAACAGGTAACGACAAGTTTATTAAGGATAATTGGAAATGATACCACATGCTCAAAGAGGTGTTAACGTTGACCTATCTGCTAGGTGTACACTACAATGTCCTATGTGTAGTAGAACTAAAATACTAAAAAAAGGACTTAAAGTGCCTGGTGAAGATGTAACATTTGAACAGTTTAAAAAGATTGCTGATTACTTTGGTTATATTAATTTCTGTGGTCAAGTTTCTGACCCGTCAATGAACCATGACTTTATTAAAATGTTAAGGTATCTGGAAGAAAAAGGTCACAAGGTATCTATACATGTAGCTGCCTCTCATAGATTAGAGAAATGGTGGAACGAAGCCTTTGACGCAAACACAAAAGCAAGGTGGGTTTTTGGGATAGATGGTTTACCAAAAGACAGCCACAAGTATCGTAAAAACCAGGATGGCGAGAAATTATTTCGTATGATGTTACTTGCAAAAAGTAAAGGTCTTAATTGTGTATGGCAATATATTGTATTTAATTATAATGAGAATGATATAGAAGAGGCAAAATCAATCGCTAGAAAACATGACATTAAATTTGATTTATTAGTTACTTCTAGGTTTACAGATGATGACCCTCTACTACCAACAAACAAAAAGTTTGTGATGAGCAGACCTAGTATAAGGACACATAATGACTAAAAAATTCAGACCAAAATGTGTACAGTTTGATAGACAAATGGCCTTTACATCAACCGGTTTTGTTGTACCTTGTTGTTGGATTGATAGTCCTGGTGGAAGAAAAGACGCAACGTTAAAACAATTCTATCAAAAAGATATGCATATTGACAACTTTGATTCAATAGATGATATAATAGATAGTCCTCTTTACAAAGATTGGTTTGATATGTTAGTAAATAAACCTGAACTAGCACCAAACTATTGTAAACATTTTTGTTCTACAACATCTTTAGATAAACACCCCACTAAAACTAGTCTATCAACCGAACAAGTGGACTTTGATAGAGTTATTGTTGCTAAATGGGGAGAAAAATATAATAGTTGGCATGTAAATAATCTTAAATTCATGCTTGACAATTATTCAGGTATAAAGTATAATAACTTTGTTGTATTTGAAAAAGATACCTTTGGTAATATGTACAACAAATTAGAAATCTTTAATGACTATAAAGATGGTACAAATCTATACCTAGATTTAGATATGGTAATTTATGATAAGTTGCCTAATTTAGTTAGAAAAGATTTTACTTTAATGTATGACTGGTGGCGAGAAGAACACCATACACCTCTAAACTCTTCTATGGTTTCTTGGACTGGCGATATATCTCATATCTATAAAAAGTTTGTAGATAACAAAGAGTATTATCTAAAGAAATATCCTACAAGTATTGATGAGTTTTATTATCACGAAATAGAATATAAGACTTTTGATAAAGTTTGTTATTCAATCAAAGAACATGAGTATGACAAAGAACCTATGAAAGGTTTTGGTCTATGTACATTTGGTCAAATGCAACACTTATTAGAAGATGGTTGGTCTGGTTGGTGGTCTAAGTATCTAAACAGTTAATGGCGGCTTGAATTGCCTCAATCTTTGTTTTAGATTTTCTAATTGCTGTCTTTTGTTCCATATTATCGGAATCTCTAACATCATCAATTTCAAATAAGGCAAGTTTCAATGCAAACAAATGGTCTGCATTTCCTTTATCTTCAAATATAGATTTAACTAGATATGGATAAAACTTTGTATCAATTTTGTTTTGGTCAAAGATAAGTCCTTCTTTCTTTGCAATATCAACAATCTGTGCTTCAAATTCAGCACGGTCATTTTTTATTTTTTGATAAGTAATCTCATGTAGTTTATCAAGGTCAATATACTCTATTAAGTTTTTATAGTCTTCATTATCCTCATTGAAAGGAATAATCATTGCATTTACTTCCTTTTTATTAGGTGTAGAAGTTAAAACTTCAATGTTCTTTCTCTCATTGTCAATAAAGTATGCTGTAATAAGATTTGTTGATAATAATTCTTTAGTTAACATTTCTATGTTCCTCTATATAATCATATATGTTTGTTTTTGCTTCCCAACCATAAGATTGTAATACGTCTGTATTGGCAAGATTATCTTCACGTTCATGTTCGTCACCTATAACTGGTGTATATTCTATTTGAAATCTACTAACAATTTCAGAAAGTAAATTAGTTTGTCCTGTACCTACATCAATAACACCTCTTAAATCGGTGTCCATAACTGTAGTAATAGCGTCTAATACATCTTCAACATGAATAAAATCTCTACTGTGATTTGTATTAAGATATTCTATATTGTTATTTAATATTTTAGGTATTAACATAGTTTCTGGCGCACCTCTACCATAAACTGTAGTAAATCTTAAACCTAAACTATCATAAGGTTCTGCTATTTGTTCTAATGAAAATTTACTCATTGCATATGGATTTCTCCATGGTTCTGCAGCTGTACTAGAACTAGCGTAAATGATTTTTGTATCTTTAAAGTTTTCAAACAATCTTTGACTAACAATACAGTTTTGTTTCCAGTATTCAGTAGGATTATCTAAACTTTTTCTAACACCAGATAAACCTGCTAAATGTATTACTAAATCTACATGATAGTTTAATGGACAATCCATTAAATCATTACCAGATTTAACATCTATTCCTGTTATGTTGTGATTGAGTTTTTTTAAATGTGAATGTAGGTGTGTACCTATGAAGCCATCACTGCCTGTTAATAATATATTCATAATTTTCCATAATGTTTAACTTACTACTAATCGTAAGTAATAAGTATTTATAGTCGTAGGAGTACCGTTCGGAAACTCCTGTGCTCTGTAGTCATTTGTATTCACGTATCTTGTTTGATAGTTACCAGAACCATTTAGTCTAGTATCTGCCATACCTGTTCCTTTTGTATAGTTAGTTGTATTTGTACCTAAACTATATGTGATTTTTTTACCAACAATACTAGTTACACTAATATTCATTAATTGTTTTGCCATTTCACCAAAAGTAGCAGTTGTAAATTCTTGTATATGTCCTGCACTTGTAATAAACATAGGTGGTGTATATGTTGGACTTGCCATTATATTTCTATGTAAATAATAATTTTGTATTGTACTAGGTTGGTCTAAAGCTTCAGGTATAGAACCTGATGAATAAGCACCAAGATTTGCTCTCGTATCTACAAAACAAGGTGTAGCAGAAACAACTTCTTGTTCAGAGTTTGCGGCTGTTGAAGAAGATGATATAAAATAAGTACCTGCTTGAGTAACAGAATTTGTTGAAGAAGCTATTTCTGAAATAACTGGATTGACAAAAGTATCTCTCATGTCATCAACTGTCATTGCTTTAATGTCACCACCATCTTGATAAACAGGATATAAAATACCTGTATCTGTATCTAATGTTTCTGTACTAGGAATTATTTGTTGAAGATGATTATAGTTTACTGTAACAACAGAAGGCTCTGCCGTTGTTCCTTCACTTGGTGTTGAACTTACGTTTGTTGAATATGAACCTGCTTGAAGTCTTGTATCTGAAATGGTACCTATAGTACCACTATTAGCATTTACAGCTAATTGAATAATACTTCTAGTATTTGTTCCACCTACTTGAAATTGATATCTGAAAACATTTTTTATCTGGTCAACCATAACAGTTGACATTTCCTGCAAGTCGCCGGAATTATTGTAAAGTGGTGTTCTTACTGCCATTATCTATCTCTTTATTCATTAACTACCAGCGCCGTACAGTGTTTTAACTGCAACGCCAGCAGAGTTATATATTACTAATGTTTGTACGGATTTTAATTCAGAAGAACCGATAGCGTCATTAGCCATCATTGATTCTGTCACTGCGTCTGTAGAACCTGTTGTAATAACTGTACCTGATTCATCAGGAATTGTAATTGTTCTATCTGCTGTCGGGTCTGTAATTGTAATTGTTGTTTCATTATCGTCAGGTGTAGAACCTTCAAAAATCATATTTGTTTGCAAGATTGGTGTAGCTGTAATTGCTAAGAAACCACTTGCTTGTGTAGAACGTAATCTAGGAAAACCAGAAACTTCATCTATTTGTAATAGACCTGTTGATGTTTCTAATGATGTTGCTCTTAACGTGTCATTAACTACAACTCTAGTTGAGTCTGTAGAACGAATTTCGTTACCTGAAATCTGTACTGTACCAAAAGTTGATGTTCCACCAGTAGCAGTAAAACCAGAACCTGTAATTGTACCTGTTGTTTCTAAATTGTCGTCTGCAAACTGAATAGTACCGGTACTGTCTGTAATATCATTATTTGAAATTGTTATTGTACCAACACCTATAGAGTTAGTAACTGTTAAGTCGTTTGCAATAGTAACATCATTTGGTAAACCAAGTGTTAATGTATCTGTAGCACTTACAACTGCGTCAACTTCATTAGCAGAACCTAATACTCGTAATACGTTACCACCACCAATAATCTGTCTGCTTGAACTAGAGTCTTCTATTGTCCAACCAGCAGTTGATGTTGCAATAGAAATCGTTTCGTTCATGGCGTCAATTAGATTAGTCGCACTAATAGCCGCAGATAAATTTGCTTTATCTCCGAAATCGTTAGCCGCCAAATCGTTAAATGTGGTTCTAAACGTTTCTAAAGTATCTGTTTGATTTATAACCTTAACTGCCATTATTCGCCTTTATTTCCTATTGCCTTGTTTAAAAGATTTTTTATTTCAAATAATTCTTTCTTTAAAGTATTTATCTCTTTTACTGCATGTCTAATTTCATCACCAGTTGATTTTCTATTCTTACGTCTTTCCATATACTCTTGGAATGATACTGTATTAGTGTTAATGATAGCTTTATTATATGTATCTCTAACTAGTGTAGTATGACCTTCAACTTTTTTAAAAAGAACATCACTCATTATACTGCCAATGCTATGCCTCTCATGTCTCTAATCTTAGGTACATAAGCAGAGTTTGTACTCTTCATAACAATCTTAATTTGGAAAGTTGTAAACTCACTTAAATTTTCAGCACTATATTTGTACTCTTTATAACTTTCGTCACTTTCAGAAGGAGTGATTAAAATATCTTCTTCGCCATTTACATTAAATGGTGTCCAACTTAATTCATTAATATCTCTTGATTCTTCAGCAGACGAATTTCTATAGAACAATTGTACACTTGCAACACTTCTAACATTTTGAGTTAATCTAACTTCTAATGCTGTTGAAGGATTTTCTAATACAATCGGTCTAGTTAAGTAAACAGCCGCACTTGATGTACCAGACGAAGCTGTGTCATCAACAAAGTTTGGTGTATTGCCTGTTGTTGGACTATTAATTCTATTTTGTACTGTAATTGCACTACATCTTTGTAAATCAATAACTGGAGATAATTTTTCACTAGTTGTTGATAATACTGCATTTACAAATAATGACTTACTACCTGCCATTTCATTTGTTTCATTGGCAGTAGAAGCGACCAGTTGTGGTGCTGTAAAGTAAATATTATCATTCGCTGATACTGAAACTGAATTATTTGCAGCCGTTAAACTAAACTCTGTTTCACTACCATGAACTGAAGCACCTGTAGTTGGCCTCATGTTATAAGTTAATCCTGTTCCTGGAACAGTCATAGTTTGAATATTTAAATTCAAAGTATCATACAATCTATTTTGAGTTGCTGTGACATCTGCACCACCAACATCACCTGTTGCTGTTGCTGTACCAGTTGTTGTAATCTCGTAACTATCTAAAGTAATATTTGAAATTGAGTTGTATGTTCCGTTAATATCACTGTGAGCAATACCATTGTATGTACCTGTTGGCACACCAGCGATAGTCACATTGTTATTTGAACCATGCATACCGTGATTAGGATGTGAAACTCTAATTACACCTGAACTATTTGTTGTTCTTAATGCATTATTTTTTAACGTTCTAGCCGGTAGTGTATCGTTTACAACCGTTAGTGTTCCGTTTGTACCAGTTGTAAACGAACACCTTTTTAGTTTGAATTTCATATCTTCATTTTGTTCAGCAGTCCATGTTGAACCGTTTTGTGATTTGAATAATACACCGGCATAAGGTTGTGCCGAGATTGTTCTATCTGAACCTAATTGTGTTTCACCAATTCTTGATACGAAAGCATTGTACTCGTTTGTATTTGCTAATACTACGAATGAATATTCTACATTTTCTTGTATGTAAATCGGACTAGGGAAGTTAAACGTTGTAGCAACTGAACTATCAGCACTTGTGTTTACTGCACTAGGATTTAATGTTACTTCACCAAATGGTAAAATAGTAGTTGACGGATAACCATTCTTAACTTCTCTAATTTGAACAGTAACAGGAATGTTAGCGTCTTTAGATTGGAAATATAAATCTATTGAAGATAAGAAAACACCACCTGGGTCATCAATTAAGAATGTTTGTGCCAAAGGATCCCACCAACCAACTTGTACGTTTGTTTCTCTTGTTGATGTTCTTGTAATCTGTCTATTTTCTGTAACACTTTCTCTAACAACTCTAGGCTCTCTTGTTGATACAATACTCTCTTGTACTGTTTCTAATGTACCTCTTGCTGTATAGTCTGCTTCACCAGCAGTAGCAATGTCCGAGTTTCTATCGTTAGTAGATGAACTTGTTAATCTGAATACTCTTGTACCTGTTCGCCATCTTGGATTTGCGTCAACAGTTGGGTCAGGTATAGTAAATGTTCCGTTGATTGCACCATTAGCGTCTGCAACAATATTACCACCTAATGTTCCACCCTCTGGTGTAACGTATGTTGATACATCAATATTATCAAAGTATGGATATAATCTTGTATTAGGTTTAAATCTTGTACCGTTGAATGTGATTGTTCTACTTCTTACAAATGGAACAAATGCAACGTTGATAATTTTATCACCTAATGATTCTCTAACAACTTGTGGAACAATTGTACTTCTAACACCTGTTCTAGTTTGATTAACTTGTTGTGTAGTTGTAATTTGTTGTCTTTGTAATACTCTTCGGCCTCTACCAAAAATGTTTGGTACACCAAATGCATGTTCTCTTACTCTACCACCAATATTAGTAGTTTGTTCAGTAGGTCTTCCAGTCCACATATCTTGCCACTCGTTCCAAACTGTACCAACTTCAATTGATTGAAGATTTGGATTTCCTAAGTTTGCAACCATAGTGTCAAAGGCACCTTGTTCATTTATAACTAATTCTGGTGCTCTTTCTGTTTCTTTCCATTCGTCTCCTGGAGGAGATAATTCTATTGAACCAACCCATGTAAATACGTTGAATGGGTTTACGTTAATAAATTTACTAGCGTAAGGTTGGTCAACTAATGTTGATTCTGTGTATGGTAATGTAATACAGTCACCAGTTTTTTGGTAACCTGCAGCTGTTCTATCTGCACTTGTAATAACTGTGCCATCTTCGTCTGATTCAATTAGTTGTACTGAATCTTCCTTAAACGTAGGTCTTACTTCACCTACTGCCATGTCCATAGAACATTTGTAATCTAAATTACTTACGTCACCAATACCATGACCAGTAAAGTTATCTACGATAAATCCATTTTTAAATCTATCAAAACCATCTGCGTCTTGTATTTGTAATTGTTGTGTCTGTGTTTCTAATAAAGAAAGTTGTGTGTAGTATTCAACTGTCTCAATACGTTTTTCTAATCTACCAATATCTCTCATAGTATAACGTTTGTTATCTACTGTTTTAATATCAATATCGTCTGTAGTTAGTGTATAAGCAGGAATGTACAATGTATATAAATGCATTGCACCGTCTAATTGTTTAGGCGATTGAGGTATTTCAGAAGAAGCACCCTCAATTACTTTAAATGAACCCTCTTTATCTAAAAAGATTTTATCAATTCTTGGTAAGTAGTATTCAAAATCTGTAGTAACATTACCACCAAATTTAATTACATCTACTGTAGAAGCACCAGCGCCATCAAAACTTCTGTCTTGACCACCTGAACTAATTGTACTTGCGTCATCAACTCTTGGTCTAAAGTCTAAACAATCTCTTAATTCAAAACTGTCACCAGAAGTATCAGAAAGATAAGTTGGAATGTCTTCGTAATCTACAACACCTGAATAAGAGTCTACATCAAAGTAATCTCCTGAACCGTGTGAAAAGAAATCAAAGGTAACAAGTAATCTACCTGTTGGTGCTAATTCACCAGTTTTTAATTTAATTCTACCAATGTCATAGTAGTTATCTCTTTGACCTGTATCTAAAATAAATCTGTCTGTAATATCAGTATCGCCTGATATTGCATTTGTACTAAAGTCAGCGGCCATCTTAACACTCTTTAAAGCATAAACATCAGCTTTTGCTAACCCAATTGTACCGGATTGAATTATTGACTGTGAAGTTATTTGTACAGTTGAATTACTATTAAGTGTTTTTGTTTTACTATCTGCAACACTTCTAGTTACAGTAGCAAGAATTTTAATCTTAGCATTTGCATAAGCAGTACCAAAGTCTAACGTTAAAGTTTTACCTGTAGGAGAACCTGCAAGTGTGAATATGGGATTACTGTTTGCATTGTTACCTGTCAAACTCATTACATCACCAGTTGCACCAGATGAAGCAGAAGCAATATCCATAATAGATACTGAATAATCTCCCTCAGCTAATGAACCAAAGACCTCGTTAGTACCAGCAGTGATTGTTGCCGAACCACTTGATAGTGTAACTGCAAAGTGTCTTCTAACTGTAAAGTTTGTATCGGTTAAAGATGAATTAGCCGCCGTCTTTAGTGTTTTGATTGTTGCGTGTGGTAATGGGAAGATAGAAACGTTTTTATTACTATCTTGTAATTTACCTCTATTTCTAGTCGCAATAGTTTTTGTTGATACGTCTGAACCACCAAGAACTGTTGTAAATTCTAAAGTAGTATCGCTTGAAATGGATTCTATAATTCTTGTTACTGAAGCACCAGCGTCTGTAGTAAATGTAATTTCATCACCTACTTTTAATTCAGTATTAAATCTTGTACCGAAACCTGTAACTGCTGTGCCACCAGAGGCAACTGAAATAGAACCTGAAATCTGTAAACTTTCTCCGTACGTTGCACTACGAGAAACGTCTGAGGTATATGTTGGTGTTCCTGCCATACCAAGGTGTTTAACATTTGCAAAATCAAAAGTTGTTGCACCTTTTTGACCTAATCTGTCATTTTGAATTACGGCAGTATTACCTGAAGTCCCGCCTGTGATTGTTTCTCCGGCCACGAATGTGCCTTGTACATTTGAAACGATTGCTAAACCATGTTCTACAGTACCACCAGAAGTGTATGCTGTTACGTTTTGAGCAGTTGTTCCGTCTGCACCATATAATTCAAATGTGTTTGTGCCAGGATTTCTAACAGTAAATACTTGTGCTGAAGAGTCTTGTGAAACTGAATCAAGACCAAAACCTGTTACACCTGAAATAGTAACTTGTTGTCCTTCTTTAAATTTGTGTGCTGTTGCCGTTACAACACCTGGATTTGCAACTGTAATACCTGAAATTGATTTACTTTCTTCGTTTGAAATACTTTCATATGTCGCACTTGCACCACTTGTACCACCTGTTACTACTTCGCCATCTGTAAATGCTGTACCAGTTTGTAAGTTTAGGTGTGTAAACATGTTAATATCAAACATGTAGTGTCTGTAGATTGCACTAGTTAAAGAGGCACTTGAAAAAGTAAATGCACTAGGTGTACCTGTTACATATTCAAACCCTTTAGACTTTGCACGACCAATTGTATTTAAACTAGATAAACTACCATTGTTTTCTGTTCCTCTAGCTGCTGATAGAGTATTGTACAGATTAATCTTTTTAAATGCTTCTACGTCACCAGTTACGAAACCAATATCTGGTGTTCCAAAAACGTTAGTGACATTAACAAAGTTACCTACATCAAATTTTGTAATAAAGTTATTTTGTGTTTCAAAACTTCTCGCTTTGTTTACTTCAACAAAAGTAGTACCAATTGTTTCAATTTCATAACCTTTAACATATGCTTTACCAGGTCCTAAACCAACTGCAAGTTTAGATTCTAAACCACTGTTTGCACTTGTATAGATACCTCTATTATTACCTGTTTGTAAATGTTCTCTAATATCAATATCAAAATCTCTAACAGAATAGTCACCTGATTCATCAAATGTTCTTCTTGCTAAAGTATCTTCTAATACTGCATACTCTGTTGTTCTAACTTGGTTTTGAATAATACCTTTTTGCAATCTTAATAATTCAACAAAGTTTGCGTCTGCTGAAGAACCAACTGTAAGTTTAGATAAAGTTAAATCAATTTTAAATCTGTGAGCACCTGGAGCATTTACGTTAGATGAACCAGCTGCGTTATCGTTTAGTGTACCGTCATCATTTTGAGTAACAAAAGATTCTGAAATTGTTAAACCAACTCTGTATGATGGTGTGTTTGTGTATTTGTCTAATAGAATTGTTTGCTCTGCAACATTGACATGAAAACCATTAATGTAGTAAGTACCAGCTGCAACAAAAGCGGCCGAACCAGTTGCTGTCGTATTAACTATTGCTGTTAAAGAAGTTACAACACCGTCAATAGTTGCTGAACCTGTAATAGTTTCTCCGTCTGTAAATGCTTGTGCTGTATTAGTTGTACCAGAGTTTGTGTATTTTACGAATAGTGTATCAGGATCCGTACCGTCTGTAATAGATGTATTACCGACTTTAGCAGTTACACCAGAAGTACCACCTGTAAGAACTATATCTTTAAAATTTGATAAAGTTGATGTGCCTGTGTAAGAAGTTAGTTTGACTGCATAGTAATTTAAGTCGTACCCAATTTCTCCAGGTATAACCATTGCACCTTTTTTGAAAAGGTGGTCAGATACTTTCTCTACTTGGTTTTGTAGAATTGTTTGTGATTGTGTTAACTCTCTAGCCTGTACTGCGAAAGCGGGTCTAAAAAGAACTCTATGGAACTTTTTTGATTCTGCGTAATCGTCAAAGTATGGTGAGAGGTTAAAATCAGTTGGACTCGGCATTTATTAAGTATCCTCTGGTTAAAATTCTATAATCAATTTAATGTTCTCAGTTTGGTCAGCTGCTCTCGTTATTGGTGCTCTGTTTTCTATGTACAGAATGTCGCCACTGTCAGCGTCTATTTCTGCACTTGCATATCCGGAAGTAAACGTAACATTATTTACCGTACCACTTTCAGAGGTATTAGGTGTTGCTGTAGCACTAGATGTTTGTCCAGTAATTACGTTTGCACCACTAAATGCTGTTTGATTTCCGTCAGTATCAATTCCTTCGTCATTATATCTAGTTTGTACATAGTACAAAATTCTGTTTGTTGCGTCCCAAGCTACGACTTTACCAACTGCGCCTGTAGAAGCTTGGTTAATTTCTTCGTCAACTGTAAATGTTCCTGGTGTTGGAGATGAGGCAATTGCAATTGATTTAGTACCTCTTAAAGTATTTGCTGTTGCAGCCGAACCACCTGATTTTGGGTCTTTTACTAACATAACTCTTCTAAAGTCATTTGATGTAGTAAAGTCACCAGAGTTTGTAATTTCTCCACCCTCTAAAGATGTGTTTAACATTACAAAGAAAGCACCTAATTCTGTAACTGCATTAAAACCGTGACCACCTTTTGGTTCAATAATACAATCTAATTCTGCACCAACCAAGTTTGTTGAACCTGCTGATACTACTTGTGCATTACTAACTGTAGCAAAAGTGTAACCTGAACCTACATTTGTAACTGTTACTTCCGTAATAGCACCAGATGTAACTGTAACAGAAACAACACCACCTGTACCATCGCCTCTCATAGGAATGTTAGTGAATGTTCCGTCTGTACCACCAGAACCTGGTGTTTTAATTTTTACAATATTAATTGCACCATCAACAGCCGCTGATGATACTGTACTATTTGTAGAAACTGCCATAAAGTCTGTTGACAAGAAATTTGCTTGTTGAGCAGCTGATAAAGTGTACATATATTTCCACTTATAATCGTCAGCAGTTGTAATAATTGTTGTAGAATCTCCTGTTGGTTCTACTGTAGAAGCTGTGTTGTTAGCATTATCTAAACATTTGTAAACGTTTCTAGCACTTGTTAATACATAGTAACTTGCGTCTGATAATGTCGTTGCTCCTGAATTTGCTGTAAGGTTTGTAGTTGTACCTGTAGAGTATTCGTTGTAATCGTGTCTATAGATATCGTATGTTGTACCTGTAGTCCAGTTTCTTCTTGGTGCTACAAAAGCAACATCTGTTGAAGTAATCTTCTTAGCTGCCAACATATCATCAAATGGAACAGTTTGTGAATTGTTATTATCACCTGGTGTTACTGGTGCTGTGTCAGTACCTAAATTTTGTGTTCTACTATCACCTCTTGTCGCAATACCGAAAGGTTGAGGTTTACCGATAGCAAGATAATACGTGTTTCCAGCAGCCTCTGAAAAAGACTCTGAAAATTGTTCACTATTGTGAATTCTAAATTTGTTAGTTATAATTGCTGGCATACTATTTCTTTTAATCCTTTACTATATTTATACAAGTTTTCATAATGGTTTTAATATCGTTTACGCTCCTGGGTCAGTTATATTGTTTCCATCAATATCAGCCCACTCTAATACCATTCTATAATGTCTATTATCAGTGTCTATAGGCACAGACATTTTAGTACCATCTGTTAAAACTAACTCAACAGTGTATTTTGTATTAGTACCATCATTTTCTCTGTATCTGTAAGTTGCTGTGTTAATATCTATTTCCATATTATCTCCTATAATTCTGCGTCAAAGTCTATATAACCTGTTCCGTCATTCAACAGTAATATTCTTCCGTTTAGTCCAGCTGCATGTGATGTAGGTGTAGTAAAATCTATTCTACACATATTAGGACCCATATCACCTAGTGAAGGACCAGCGCTAGTGTTCTCGTAACCTGCACCATATGGAACATTACTAGAAAAAGTACCATTTGAGGATATGGTTGCATTACCTCTCAACATTTGTGGAAAATGCATGAACATTATTGAATTGGTACCATTTGTAGATGTCATACCAAAATTCATATAATTTTGTGACGGACCACCTTGTACTTTAAAATAATATCTCAAACATCTATTTAATTCTACATCTTCTGGTAAGTGTTCAAAGCTTGTAGTTGAACTACCAACCTCTAATTGAACTCCTGTTAAGTACCATTCGTTAGAATCACTATCTAATAAGTTTACTGAATTTGATGTACCCATTTTATCACTACCTGCAACCCATGTATTATTAGTTGCTTGATAGTTTGAACCTACTGCATGACTAAACATAATTCTAAATCCGGCATTAGCATTCTTTTTAATTGCACCAGCACTAGCAGTAATTAATGCTGTACCACCTGCTGTTGGCGACAATGAAATAGTTTTCTTTTCCCATGTATTAGAAGCACTGATTGTGTATTCAATAGGTGTTTCGTATCTAGTACCATCACCTGCTTCTTTTACAAAACGTACACAATATATTCCTGTTTTATTTGATTTTACCCAAAAAGATAACATCATGTTTTCTGCGTCAGACGTTCCATAATTAGCCGTTACCATATTTTGGCCTTCAATGAACTGTGTAAGACCACAGTATTGAGCAGCTCCTATACTAGCGTCTGCTGTAGTTACATCAATTTTTAATGCTGAAGAAAAATTTGTACCGGCAGGAACATCACCGCTTTGTGAAACTGTAACTGCACCGTCTGTAGATTCGTCCATAGTCCATCTATCTAACGTGTAACCATTAGAAGTGTAAGGACCACCTCGTCTATCAAAAATCATTTTACCATTGATGATAAAGTTTCTAAAATTTACACCAGGATTAGGATTTTCTCCTAAATTATTTGCAATTGTTCTAGTTAAAATTCCCATGTTTTTATCCTAAGTACCTTACTACTACCTCAGCTGAACTAGCCGGAGCAGTTATGAATGTTAATGTGGTTCCTGAAATTGTATAGTCGTCTGTAGGAACTAAACAGATACCATTTACGAATACTAAAACATCATCTACTGTTCTACCAGCTTCAATTGTTAAAGTTGTATCAGAGCCATCACCTGTCATAGATGTTTTTAAATGTCTTTTTCTACCAACCATTTGTATAGCGTGACCCATATAAGGATGATTTATACATTGATAGTATAGAACTGGTGCTGTGTTTTCATCAACTTCAATCTGTGTATATGCACCTGCACTACCAGCACTGCCGTTATATGTTACACCATATTCATATAAAGTTGTTTTAGCTGCGTCTAAATAAAATTTAATTTGATGACTGTTATTAGTACCAGCAGATTGGTCAAATTTGTAAACACCTGGAGCGAATTGTAATAAAGGCGACTCTTGGTTGCCGTCAATTATGTATGCACTAGCTGAACCTACAGAGTGATAATAATGTTCAGAAGTTTTAGAAGTAACTGTAACTGTTAAAGTTTTTGTTACAGTGTTTTTAGGAGACATCATAGAAATGTAACCTACGTCTTGAATATCTGATTGACCAAAATCAATATCATCACCGTTTGCTAAACCACCTGCTTCTGCAGCTGACTCAAATCTTGTGTTTGTCGCATTCCATTTTAATACATGACCATCAGCAATACCGGAAATATCTACGTTTGAAATATCTTGAATTGTATTGTTTTCTGAAAATAAAGAAATCCAAGCACCTGATTCTGCAAAGAAAGCCTGAGCAGTGTCGGACTTGGTTGCAAACATACCTTGATATGTTGTTGGATTTGGTAAAGCAGCCGTATTTGCAAAGTTGGCTTTGAATTTTGAACCAGCACCTGTTATATCTAAAGCAGCTGTTCCGGTTAAACTAGTATTAATAACTGGTGATGTTAATGTTTTATTTGTAAGTGTATCTGTAGTATCTCTACCTACAACTGTCTCATCTGAAATTGCTGTATTTAATTCTGCTATTGTACCTGATAAGGTGTTGTCCGTTAAATCAATAGTTTTATTTGTTAGTGTTTCAGAACCAGAAGTTGTTGAGAAACTACCATCGGATACTGCTGTGTTAAACTCATTCGCCGTACCTGTTATGGTGTTATTAGCAAAATTAATTGTTTTGTTAGTTAGTGTGTTTGTACTAGCCGCTGAAACTTCAGCAGCCATTGAAACTTTATTGTCGGTAACTGTTGTTGTAATACCTGTACCACCTTCAAAAGTTAAAGTTTGACCTAAACTTAATGCGTCAATGGTAGAAGCGTCATCTTTAATAGATATTGTAGGAAAAGTATTAGTAGCCGCTGTCAAATCTTTGTTTGATAACGCCTGTGTAGCAGTTGTAGTAGCAAAAGTACCGGATGTGAAATTTGTACCATCACCTAAGGCAGTGTACAATTCGTTCATCAAATTGTTGACTTTTGTTGCGCCTTCTCTTAAATTATCACCTGTTCCGTCATTTGCAACTGAACCGATACCTATTAATTGTTTAGCCATTTATTTTCCTCTTTGTACTATTTATAACAGTTTTAAACAGTTGTGTCATCAAATGTTCTGGTAGTTTTATCAAATTTAGTAACTGTGTTATCAAATGAGTCTCCACTGAATGCCGTTACAGACGGAAACGCAAAATTCATCTTAACTTGCTTACCTTGTTCATCACTAGTCATAAGCATAACTGCGTCTAAACCGTCTAAAGTTGTTTTTGTACCAAATACCTTTAATTCACTTAATGTTTTGAACGTGTTACCAGCGCCTTGAACACCAGCACCGAAAATTCTATTTGCATATGTATTGATTGAACCATATCTAGGACCAGCATATGCCCAACCTTGTGATACTTGAACACCGTTAATATTCTCTCTTTTACTTGACCTAATTGTTAAATGTACACCTTGTCTGTGTAAAGTTACGTCTCTAGTATTTGCTGAAAATCTTTCAGTAGAATTATCATTATCAATAGAACCAGCTATATAAGCATTGTTTCTCAATGAAGTACCGTCATCTACTGTTCCTAATCTTCTACCGAATATAGTAGAGAATAGAATGTTTGCAATACTAAAGAATGGGTCATCAACTGCACCAGAAACAGCACCTGTAATTGGTGTTGAAATCTGAGCATTAAGTCTAGTTGATAATTGTACTTCTCCTGTAAAGTAAAAACCAGAAGTGTGCATTGTCTTTTTAAAACTATCTCGCCATTCATTAATAGAACGACCAACTTTTAGAACGTAAGAAAAGTCTTGATAATATAAACTATCTTGTACTTTTACAGTAGTTTCTGAAATTTCTCCGTCTTCATTTAGAAAACGACCATCTGTGTCAGCAACAGATACAACATCAATTGTTGCACTTGAAGTATCAATCTTTTTAACAGTTAATTGTCCACCAGACGGTGCTGTTAATGTTTCGTTAGTTTGAAATGTTCCTGTAACATCTTGTAATCTAATTAGACCTCTATCGTTATCATATTCTGCAAGTTTACCAGAAGCACCACTTGTGCCACCTGTTATAGTTTCATTTGCTAAGAAAGAACCTGAAATATTTACGCCAACGATATTATTATAAAACGTTAGTGTTGGTGGAGAAGGAGCAAGTTGATAATCTAAACCTAATTCTACAGTTTTAATTTTAACAATTCTACCAATATTAGAACCATATAATTTTACAGAACCATTTAAACCAGTTGAACCATTAACAACAGCTGTTGGTAATTTTAAATAACCATTTCCTGGATTTGTAATATAACATTTACGAATTTGTCCAATATCTGTTCCAGTTTCTTGCATAACAGAATTACCAGCATACGTGTCGCCTCTAGTTGTTTCATCTTCATAAACTAAAGTTTCGCCGTCTTCTGCAATAACATCACCATTAACATTACTAACAAAACCAGACGCACCAAGACCTGATGTACCTGTGTCATCAAAAGTTATACTATCGCCAACCCGATAATCTCTTCCTGGATTGTCAATGATAACTTCTTCAATTTTACCTGGACCAATTTCTTCAACTTGGAAAAGTCCACCTGAACCACCACCAATAACTGAAATAGAATCTGAGGTATCATTTAGTGAACCATCATTTGTAATATTTTTATTACCTGGAATACCTGTAACAGTTGCCTTAATAAAATAGTCATCTGTGTCTGAAGCAGTACCTTGTATCTCTTCACCAATTAGAAAAGTACCAACAATACTATCTGCGTTAATTGTAAATTCTGTAACTGTATTTTGACCAATCTGAAAGATAGCAAGGTTTTCAATTGTTGCAACTGCACCTGAAGTAAAACCTGTAATCTGTCTACCAATTAAATCATTACCTTTACCTACTGTAACTTTACATCTTAATACTTTTTTAGAATCCCATTGGCCATCTGATACTCTTAAAATATTCTCTCTAGGATAAATTGTTTCTGAATTTGAATTAAATAATAGTCTAAAAAATGTTTCGTGACCTTTTGTTGTACCTTTAGCACGGTACATTGACCTAATATTCTTAATAACATTTCTTTTATTAACACCAACATCCAGATTTTCTGGTAATGTTGTAAGAAACTCGTCTCTAAATGAATTTAAGTAATTTGTAATTGCACCATCGGGGTCTCTAAACTTTAACAAGTCCATAATGTTATTAACAGGACTTGGTCTGTTTGTATTTACAATTGCATATGCATTTGATGTTTGACCAACAACTACCTCATCTTTAACAAAGTTATTTTGTGATGTTATGAATAGTCTGTTATTATTTAAGTCTTCTGCAAATACACTTGCTGTTGCATTTGAAGTTTGGCCTTTGATGACCTCTCCTCTAGTAAATTTACCGTAAGGTGTATCTTCTAAAAGAATTTTATCATCTGTATCTAATAGTGTTCTAGTAGAACCTATGCCAGAAGAGTTAAGAACAATGTTATTGATTTGACCTGTCTCTGTTTCAATTAAGAGACCGTCAGTTGCTTGAATACTTGTTACACCTAATTCAGAAGATTCTAAAAGTTGATAATATACCTTTAGAAAGTCTGCGAACTTTGGGTGGTCAGCAACAACGAATTCAGGTAACTGTGAATTAATGATTGTTGAAATTTTATCATTAAATTTTGCCATTTAACATTTCTTCTCTTTAGTAATTACTTGTTGTTGTATAACCAACACCTGCTTCAGCAGAACCACCAACAAATGTGTCAGGTTCAGCAGAAACATTTAATACGTTAGTATCAATCTCAATAATCTGGTCTCTAACAGGAACAATGTCTCTTGAATCAGGTGTTACAGTTAATTCAATTACCGTAGAAGCTGCACCTCTAATATTTGATATAGAAGAAATATTTAAAGAGTTTAGTGTGATTTGACCTGTAGCATAATTAATTGTACCTTGTGCTGATGAAGCATATGTCTTAATACCTGAAACCAAGAAATAACGTCTCACGTTACCATTGCCGTCATCATCTAAAAATTGTTCATTGTCATTTCCGTCAATTTTAAAACCTGTTGACGATAAGATACCACCAGAAGCCATATTATGACCTGCATGAGGATTATATAATGCATTTCTGAAATATATGTCATATTTCGTAGATGAATTTATAGTTGGTGTTAATGTCTTTCTTATTTTAACATTTGTAGAGTTTGATAAAATTGAATCGTCTGTATTATCAATTAATTTTGATAATTTAGAAAATCTAAACACACCATCAAATTTTTGTAACTCATCTGTGTTATATTTTTGAATAGTCGTAATAATATCTGATTTTAACGTATCTTTAGTTTTAGCAGTATTTTTTGAATCAAATTTAGCAACTGTAGTTACTAGAACAGAAGTAGTTTCTGGATCCACAATTTCTGGTCTAACTGAAGCAACATTATAAGGTTTTAACAAACTAACAATATCTAATTTAGTTTGATTAGTCAAAGTTGAACCTGAAGCTGCTTTAATAGCAATTTTAACAATACCATATTGTGGTGTTTCATCATCTTCACCACCCCAAGCACTTACTGATAATGCATTAGGATAAATTGACTTAACAATCGTTTCATAGTCTGTTGTTGTTACGGCTCTGTCTTGAGCTGCATAATGCAAAGGCGCATTAAACTTAATTGAATCTTTTGTCTCTGCCTCAGAACCACCTTGTGAAACCGAGTTAGTAAAAATTGTAACATCTGTAAAACCACCAATGTCACCTTGTAGTGAGAAAGCAGAAGCACCATTTGAAGCAGTTTTGTTAGTTACGATATATTGCATGATTACAACATTACCATCTTGTAATTTTTTACCTGTAACACCGTCACCAAAATAAATTTCATATCTTCCTGCGTCACCCTCTTGTATAAAGTAAACGTTAGAAGTATTTGATACAGAATTGTAACCACCTGCTAAAGAGAATGTTGTAAGTGTTGTATCTGTGCTTGAATTTTGTACAGATACCTTTAAAGTTGACGTATCTGCATTAGGACTTGGAACAATAAATTTTTGGTCAACGTCTGTACTATCAACTGTATATTTAAAAGTAACAAGTGAGCCTTCATAAACAGTTACATCTGAAAACTTGTAAACACCATCAACAGGTGTAATTGTAATATCTTCGTTAGTTATATATTGATAAGTTTCTCCAGAAAGAGAAGTAGTAAACACCGAACCTTTGCCCATAGTTATACTTGAGCCTGTAGCGTTATTAATTGTAATATCAATGTTTGATTTAGGTGCTCTTGGCGAACTAGGAGTATAACCTAACATTTTTGCTAAAGAAACAATATTCTTTCTAATATCAGCACTGTCTAAGTACAACTCATTAGTTGACATGTTAGCAATGTATGAAAGATAGTGTGTGTTGTAAGATAATACATCTAATAAGATAGAAAGGCCTGAACCTTCAAAATCGTAATCTTGGAATTCTGTTTGACTTTGTAAAAAAGTTTTTAGATTGATTTTAATTTGGTCAAAATCTAAATCTGATATTTTAAGTTTATGTTGTGCCATTTATTATCTCAACCTTTGTAAAAATGTTGATACTTGTTGTGGACCTGGAATACCAGTCACATAAAAATAAATATCAACAACTAATCTGTTATTATCGGGGTCATCATCTAAATGAACTGAATTTAAAGTTACTCTTGGTTCAAAGTTTGTTATGACCTCTGCAATTTTTCTTTTTATGAATACACCAGTAATAGGTGTAAAATTCTCAAATAATAATTCTCTAACGCCACAACCCATTTCAGGATGAAAAGGTCTCTCATAAAAATTAGTCTGTATTAAATTCTTTACAGACCTTTTGATAGCAACAATGTCTGTTACCGTCATTACATCATTTGTAACTGTATTACGACCAAAGTCTAAATCAATATCCTTAAATGGTCTACTGTTTCTGTTACTTGTGCTAGTGGTGCTTGAATCATATTGTGCCATACGGATATTTATAAGGTTTTACGAAGCAGTTTCTAACTAACCACAGAAAACATTTGAAGAACCTTGAATCATGTTACCGGCGTCTGCACTATCGGTATCTCTAGCCATCGCCAAACCATGAACAAAAACTGTCGTTGAACCTGCATTAACATTAGCAACGTGGTCTGGACATGGTGGCACTGGTGGATTAGGATGTGGTACTGTAGGGTCTGTTACTCTTGCAATTAATTTACTATTAGCAAAACAATCAACTTGACCTGGTGTATCAAGTGTTGTTGTACTTGTACAAGCGTGGCCTGTTGTTAAAGTATCACCTTTTCGGCTAACTGCAAGTGCTGGCATTTATTATCTTCCTAATTTGTCTTTTCTACCCCATGGCAATTGTATTGTCTCGGATAGTTGTTTTCCTTTTTTACTGATATATTCAACACCAATAAACGTGTTTTTCTTAAAATCGTCTTGTACAGATTTTACGGCTTTTGTTAAACTCATCTTTTCTACTTCTTTTTCGTCACCTTGTTCGTTCCAAAAAAAGAATTTTCTCATTTTAGGCATATATTCACTTTCTGTTAATGATACTATTTATATTAGAAATTACAACTCATTTTTCCTGCTCTCAATTCAGTTTCCGACAAATTTTCTCTATTTTCTAACGCTGATTCGCCGATTCGCTCTAAATCCGGCGAAAATTCGCAATTTTTGACTTTTCCAGAGCAGCCGGAAAGAAAAAAAATTAAAATAATTGATAAAACGTTGATTTTATTGAGCATTTTTTTTGAAAAAAGCGCCTTTTTCGCTTGCTTTCTCTATTTATCTAGTGTATAGTGTATCCATAATGATTGAGAAAGGAAACACTATGTTTAAAACACTAATCAAATACACTGAAAACGACAAAATCAAGACTTTTGACGTTGAGAATGAAGTTAACACTACTGAAAAAGCGAGTGTTGATACAACTATTAAGAATTATCTTAATAATGACTTAACAATTGCGAATCTTGTAGCAATAGAAACTTATGAGGTTGCCTAATGAGTACATTTTTTGCTTTTACATCTATAATGTCTGCAATTCTAGCAGTTGGTTCAATTGAGGATTGTAGTGGACATTGTATGGGTCAAGAAAACTGGACAATGTTCTTTTTATGCTTGACAATTATGATTATTTCTGGTATAATAGCCATATCAACTCAACAAAAGGACTAAAAATGACACTAGTAAAAAACACTGCCAAATCGCTTAATGAAGGAATTAAGAATTTGATGAATGGTGCTAAAGAAGATTATCACCGTTGGTCATCTTCAGGTAAAGAAGAAATTGGTTCGTACTCACAAGAACAACTTGATAAATGGGACGATTCAATTAAAGTTAAAGAAGGACAAAAGTACATTAAGATTGTACGAGATAATTCTGTCTTTGCCTTTATCTGTAAAACTGACTTTAAACATTTTAAGATAGGTGATATATTGAAACCTGCTGGTTACAATGCACCTGCCTTAAATCAACCCCGAGGAAACGTACTTACTGGTAATTACCCTATCAGATGGACTGGACCTCTTTACTTAAAATAAGGATATATAATATTATGAATAATGTGAAAACTGAAATACAAAAAATGAACCTTGCTCAACTTAACGACCTTTCTGAGTTTATATCTCAAATGAAAGTTATGGTTGGTAAGGCAACCTTATCTGTTGGACAAAAAGTATTTGTTGTTCAGAAAACTAAAAAAACTCCTGGTACTATTACCAAAATCAATCAGACTAAATGTGTAGTTGATATGTTAGGTAGAAGTTATAGAGTACCTATGTCAATGTTAGAGGCTGCTTAATTGAAGAAGTATTTTAACCATTCTAATATAACTAGAGAATCAGTATTTACTGACCTTGTTTGTGTGAGCAAACTTGGTCAGATTACTCCTGAAAAAGAAATGGCTATTGCTGAATCTATTGGTACAGTAAAGAAGCCGGTTACTGAACGTGAACACAATCAACAAAAAGCATTTAAGGGTCCTTTAGACGGAATATCAAATGTTACACAAGGTGCTTTATTTGGTACTAAAGAAACTTTAGATTGGCACGCCAACAAACCAAGTAACGAAAACAGAGCAAGTATCGTATGGATTTATGCCGTAAAAGGTAGTAAAGGTTCTATCACATCATGGATTGATAACAGAGCCGCTTATAATGACCTAGATGAAGATATGCAAAATAGATGTAAAGATATTCAATTTACATGTGGCTTCAAATCAGGTAATTATACAGTAGATGAATTTTTTAAAGACCATCATAATGAGGATTTAAAATGGGATTTAGTACAAACAAACGAAGCAGGTCAGACAGGATTATATTTTCCTTTCAATCAAATACTCGGTGGTATTCCTGATGACCTGTTTGAATATCTTAAACATCATGTACTTAAAGATAAGTACAGATACGACCACCATTGGGAAGACGGCGACCTTGTCGTTAGTGAACAATGGTTGACCATTCACAAAAGACATGAGTTTGAACATATGGACAAAAGACTTATGCACCGAATAGCAATATCATAATTTTATCTGCCCTTAGCTCAGCTGGATTAGAGCAACAGCCTTCTAAGCTGTAGGTCCCAGGTTCGAATCCTGGAGGGCAGGCCAATTTAAAAGGAGCAACTATGCCTTACAACATGAGAGATACAACATACACATTTGTTTGTGAAAATACAAATGCGATTATTAAGTACGAGGCGACCTATGAAATAGAATCAGACGGTCACAATGCTAAAATGTACCACGATATTACTCTACCAAATAATGCTTGGTTGCGAAGTTTAGATAATAAAATTTTTGGTAGTTATCGTGTACCAGACCGAGAAGAGGTACGACAGTATCTTTTACATAGAGAAGAAACAAAAGAATTGGCGTTACTATGATACAACCAGAAACAACAAAAGAGTTAAATGATTTTTATATTCATATTGAATATGAACGAGGTAATATTGATTATGCTTCCTTGATGGAAATGGTAGACATAACAGACTTAAAATCTGTGGGCGATAAAGCCGTGCCGGTTCAAGTCCGGCAGGAAGCACCAATCACACCAACAAAACTAAGCAGAGATTTTTATGCTTGAAAGGAGATTGAAAATGATGTAGTTGCTAATCACAGCAAACAACAACCAAAAGGAGATATAAAGCAGTTGTGCGTAAGTCGTTAATCGTGGCCTGTAAGTCTTTAGAAAGAGGAGTTTTACTCCTCTTTTTTTTCGTCTTCTTCATAAGTAGAAGGACAACCACCCCAATCGTGGTTATCATCATTGACAAATACGCCTCTATTATGCTTCTCTTCTAAGTATTTTAATTCTTCGTCCATAGGAATACTTATGTTTCAAAGTTTACAGGATTTACAGCTATTTTGTAAATCGAGTCAATAATTTGTAAAGGGAAATCAACAAAGTTTACAACACTCGTATTTCACTTCATCTTGCCAATCCATGCCACAATTGTGTTCTAATACTGTGGCGACTAAATGAACTCTATCAAATTCAGAGCCGTTAAAGAAGTTATGATACTTTGTGTTATCTGTAATATAACCATTACCATTTGCTGGCATATGAAACGCTGTATCTTCTATTACCATGATACAACCTTTATTAGTTATAATAGGAATATGTAATCTCATTTCAGGATCCCTATGCCAAGATAAACAAGACCTTGGTGGTTTCATCAAAAGACGTACTCTTCCTAATTTAAATTTTTTTGTGATGATGTTATATACTTCTTCAATATATGTGCCTTTAAATTCAGGACATATTTCAGTATATAAATGTTCTTTAACAGGTTCTAATCGTTGTTCTTCTACATTGGTTGTATCAGGCATTGTCCAATACAAACCTCTAACGTTACCACCTTGTATAGATGATTCGTCACCAGGTATTCTGTTAACACAAATAGCATTGAAATCTATATTGCGTTTGTCGTCTGTTCTAAAACCTAAATGATGTTTAAAATCAAAGTATGATTTACCAAGTCGGTCAATGTCAATTGATAAAGGGACTTCCTCATAAAATTTTTCCATCCATTATTTAGTACACTTATTTGACCAAGACTTTAAGACGATACAGATATAGAGTAAGTGGATTATTGGGTTGATAACCAAAAGGTTGCTTATTTGGTTTCTTTTTAGGTTTCTTTTTTTGACGCTTATACATCAAAGCACTATTTATAAACCAGCATTGCCACACCAAACTAAATAGTGTATATTGGAGATATTATGGAAAATTATATTAGAGAATATGAAGAAGTATTAGATAGGTCTATTTGTAAACAACTGATTGAGAAGTTTGAAATCAACAAAGACCAACAAGTCAATACTAATCTCAAAGGTCACCGTAACTTTACAGAAATCAATCTAAATCAACATGACGATTGGAAGAATATAGTTGCTGACCTCTATCAACATTTAACACCTTATGTGAAAAGGTATGCTAAAGATGTAGGCATAGGACCTACACAATGGCCTACACACTTTGGATGGGAACAAATGAGGTTTAAGAAATATGAACCTAACGACCTAGATGAATTCAAAGAACATGTAGATGTAGGCAACTATGAAACAGCAAGACGTTTCTTGGTATTCTTTTTATATCTAAATGACAATGAAGAGGGTTGGACTTCTTTTAGTAATTACGATATGAAAGTACAACCAAAGACTGGTAAGTTATTAATGTTTCCACCTACATGGACATATTTACATGCTGGTCATAAACCAATCAAAACGCCAAAGTATATTTTAGGTAGTTATTTACACTATACTTAATTCACGTAAGCACGAAAGATAATTCGTTCACCATCAGGATATGTAAATGGTGTTCGTCTGTGTAATGTAGTAAAGTTATTTGCTACAACCAATCTGTTTGTCTTCCACTTAACTTCTTGTACTTCGTTAGACATAACAGCACTTTCTAATTCTTTGTAAATATCATTATTCAAAACGGCCATTTCATTCCAACGTGTGAAGTAACCTTGGTCATCTTTACCAATAATCTCTTTATCGCCTTTATAGATTCTTCTTAAATACAATCGTTGGTCTAGTTTAGTATCAAACTTATAGAATCTACCTTCGTCTATTGGTTTCTTAAAATTGAATTTACATTTAAGACCCTCATACTTCTTACCTAACTCATCTGATATCCTAGAAGAAATGTATTGTGTAGTAGGACATTTATCTTCTGCATACTTACACCATAACGCTTGATAATTAGGTTGACTTTCTGTCTGTAGGCCATCTTGGTGCCATAACTGATTTGGTATATCTATGGTTTCTTTTTTACCAATTTCAGGCAGGTCAATCATATCTTTGACTGTACCATATTTTGACATATATTGTTTAGCGTCATCTAAACTTTCTATGTTATCTATGATTTCAATATCTCGCATACTTCTTGTTGAACTCCGTTTACATCATGTTTGCCTTCAAGTTGATTATAAGACCAACCCTCTGGTAAATATTGTTTTGCATATTCTATTGTTAGTGCCATTGTTTTACCTGGTCGTTTATATAACTCTGTAGACCAAAACAACTTTGTATAACCTAAATCTTCTGCAATACGTATTTGATAAGGTGCTAGATATTTCCATGGATAACGTACTCTCTCACCTCTTACTTTATACTGTCTAAACTCTGGTGTAATATAACATCTACTATTAACTCTAGCAGTATTATTTTCCCATTTCTGTAGACCTGAAAAACCAACTATGTCATCATTATACATTAACGTACAGAAACACAACATCTGTGGTAGTTTGAGTCTCTCGTATGTGTAATTGACTTTTAGTTTGTCATTACCTTTTGCTATGTTATCAAGCAACCATTGTGGTGGTGCTTTCTCAATTATCTTAAACACTTTTCAATTATAATTCCTGATATATCGTATTTACTTAATTTAATTTGTTTTGAGTTTTTATGATGAACGTCATGTGGGCCTTCGCCACCAGACAATAGATTAATAAAAGAATTGGTCACTGGTTTACCATTAGAATGGCCTAAGGCATTGAAAATACCGAAAGATAGAAAGCCATACACGAAAGGCGATACTACGAATATAAAAAAGAATTTCCAAGACACCATCAGAGTGACGAGTCCGGCGATTATCCATATAAACAACCAGTAGTTATGGAAAAACATTATTCTTTTATTATCATACAAGTCTCTTACATAACGCATAGGAATATTACGAACTTTCCATTGATTGAAAAGAACTTTAAGAAACCCTTTATGTAAAGGACTATGTGGGTCTTTGTTTGTATCAGAATACCTGTGATGAATTCTATGAGCGCCAATCCAACCTAATGGTGACCGTGAGCCTGCTAGTAAGGATAGAAACAAGGTTACAGTCTCCATAAAAGAAGACATATACTTATAAGAAAATTGCTTATGTGCAAAATATCTATGTAGACCAATAGAAAGGCCTAATACGCTTATGAATTGATACCACAAAAATCCTAATAATATAATCATCATACTCATACACCTATTTATAAACGTGAATTAAACTCTTGTAAGGCGTTTCGTTCCTCTTTAGGTTTACTCTTCTTTGGTGATTCTACGTATAGTATAATACACATTATTACTACGTACAAGGGAATGCCTATCAGGAGCAGTAACACTCCATGTTGTAAGTCCATGGAATATTTAGTGAGTTTGTCTTTTCCGGATTTCCAGAGGTACTTAGGAGCTTCCTGACGGAACTACACCGTTATGTATAACATCAAGCAGCCTCACAAGGCTGCGACAGATTATAATGTACCTTGCATATAGTTAAGTAAACAGGCCAACGCAAAGAAGAACGTAAAGATAACGAATATCCCTAGAACGTATTTCCCTAAACCTTTTATCTTATCCATGCAATCCTCTCACCTGCGACTTTTCTGCGTTTATGTTCCTCAACACTACCTGGATATCTCCAACCCCATATAGCACAGAGAGCCATTGCGCCACCTGTCCACATAATTGCTTTCATATTACCTGTAGTGAAATACATAATCAACAATGAAGACATCATTGTCAGAATCATTGCATATTTAAACTTTGTAGGAAACACTCTCTTTGTAGACCAATTCTTTATGAAAGGGCCAAAGAGTTTGTGGTTCATAATCCAATCGTGCATACGTTTGCTTGACTTTGCAAAACAAAAGGCTGCGCCAACGGCCGGTGTAGACCATGGTAGACCAGGTAGATAAACACCTATGATAGCAATACCTACTAATAACATACCTAAACTAAACCATAATATCTTTCTTAATTTATTCATTTTCATTATCCTTTGTATAAGAGTCAAACCAATTAAACAATACATAACCATCTATTGTAAGTTTGACATCTAATGTTTTAAATTTTAACTCGTTATAGACTTCTTCACTCATACATAGAACTTGTTTCAAATGCATGACTTCTACGTTGAGTGACCCAAAGAAATCCTTTTTTGAAGGATTGACACCGTAAAGAACTGGATTGCTTGTATTAGGTATTTTCTGTACTATTGTATATTTCGCACCGTGCCATTTCTTATAAAGGTCACTTAATACCCATACTGCGTCATTTGTAAGTTTGATGGAACACATTCTGTTCCCGTTTACGAATCCCATGTTTTAATCATTCCTCTTCATATTGTTGTATCAAATCCTGGACGAGTTATTTTGGCCTCCAGGAATTCCTGTGATAATATTTATCCAGTTAAATATAAGTTTAAGGGACGTTATTGCATTTATAGTTTAGCGAATCAAAGCCAAAAACTTATAGCGCTTTTCCATGGTGGCCTTGTGGCCAGCTTAAGGGTTTAGGTCTATTCTTCTACCTCTTATGACTGACTCTTTGGTAGTATTCTGTGTTCTTGTCTCGCTGACGTTCTCTAAGTAATGGCCTTCTACATCTACAGTCATATTACCACCAACCTTGAGGTTATAGTCACCACCTGCGTTGACATTTACCTTACCAGCAACTGTGACTAGGTTTATATCGCCTGTGTCAACTTGTATATTAATACTTGCATTAGGTCCTACTTGTATATCATAATGGTTATTTAATTGACCACTCTTGTTAATATATAACTTGTGCCTGCCATCTAGTGTGATATCCGAATTGCCTCGTATTTGTGCTTGACTATTGGTTGAAACTATGGTATAATGGCTGCCCTTTATTATATCTACCTTATTACCGTCTTTGTCTATTTCATATGAGGTGCCTGACATGTGGGCCTCATAGATACGTTCATTGTCCTTCGTGTCGTCATATTCTCTGATATGGCCTGATTCGGTCTCATATACATGATTGTAAGGGTAAGTTGCATTGTATGGTATCTCTGGCTGGTCCCATGTATCCGAATCACTTGCCTCCATTACAGACGAATCAGCATTAGTCTTACTATTAAAGTCTGCCGTAGCAATACCTGTAGTACGTGCCAGCTTACGTAATGTCAAAGAAAGATGTTCATCCACACCATTAACGGCCAACCTATTTACATCCGTCTCATCCTTATACTTGGGATAAACACCGTTAGGGTCATAGAAACCTTTAGAAGGAGAAGATAACTCTGATGGCCGGCCAGGTAAACTGCCCAATACCACTGGTTCCTGTTGCGATATGCCGTCTCTAAAGTACCCAAAACACCACGTTCCCTCTACAAGGAAAGACGGAGACTCACCAAGACCTGATATCCCACTAGATGTAACAGGCATTATGATACTGGCCCACGGCAAGTCGGCCGTTGGTAATGTCTGCTTGTCATCTGTATGAATTCCTATACAACGAACACGTAAACGGCCTGCATATTGAGGGTCTTGCCTGTCCTCAACAACGCCAGTAAAGGTATAAAACCCATTCCGTCCTAAAAAATTCTCGTCAGCCATTTATTTTTCCTTCATATATGTCGCCTTTTAATACGCTTGCTATACGCAATAAACGACTATTTAAATATTTCATACGCAAAGTAAAACTCCCAATCCTACAATTAAAATACTCAATGGTATCAATACGTTCCAAGTGCGTAAACTTCTATTTCCGTATCTATTTAAAGCATTTCGCATTCCACTAGAATCTCGTTTAAGACCCTCATAGTCCATCCACTCATACTTACCTAACTCATCAAACATGTCACTATTCGGTGTATTGTGTGATAAGTCTCGTAGAAACTTGGCCTCTGACCTTTGAGAGGATGCTGATTGTTTTTTCTTATCAGTCCTACCTCGTAGTATCTCGTTGGCTATCTCATATACTTTACCTATCATACCTGCTTAACCTTTACTTGTTTCATTATTACTTATCTCATATGTACAGAGGTTGCCAGCTACTGTCGGAAATCGGAACTTAAACATTATGTACTTCCCATACTATCTGAAAGGCGGGCTAAGATTGCCTCGTCTTCTTGGTAAACTGTACTGGCCGTTGACCTATCCTTTGGTGTAATCTGTACTGCGTTTGTCTCTACTGGTAATGGTGACGCTACTGAATCTTTCATACAATGTAATACCATGTCATGTTTACCTGCCTCTACTGATATTGTATGTTTAATAGATTTAATTAGGTATCGTCCTGCATGATATGGATTGGTCTCTTCTTTCTTGTCTAATACTGGTCTCATCAATGGCATATTGAAATCTACAATGTCACCACATCTTAACAAGGTAATACCATTGACCAACATGACTATATTGTTTTGCATTAACATAATTCGTTGACTATTCTGTGATTGTACCAGGTCTGTTTGTGGTATATCATCATAACTATCATGTTTCTTTGCTGTCTCACTATGCACCATTAACTTGGCCATTGGCATTTGTGACAAATCCTTGTTTGTATCACCAAATTTATGTAATGGCAATATCATTTTATTATCTGATTTGTCTCCGTTAGTGTGTTCAGTATGAAAATTCTTATGGAAGTTGGCGCTGTAATCAAAATCATTCGTTGCCACCTTCTTGTTAAAATGGTCTACTGTAATCAGGCGACTGGCAAATGCACCTGAATTAATTGTTTCATCCATATTGACCGGACTGTGTATCTCATATCGTTTTACACTGTTCATCTGCATGACCACATTATCAGGTTGTACGTTGTTCAATTGGTGGTAAAATGACCATCTACTTGGTCTTGCCTTTGCACCACCTATTGCTAGCATAGACTCTAAACTTCTAAAGTTAAACCCTTGCGCCGTCTCATAGAACATGTAACCTGTATTTGCGTAAAGACTTGACCTTGCCTGTTTAGCAAGGAAGTTAATCACCTCTACTGGTTTAAGGTTTGGTATTACGTTCTTTGTATTTGATTTAGTTGGCTCAAAATATAGATGTTTTTGACTGTTGAGAAAATTCTTTTGTCTTAATAACTTATCAACTGCGTCCTCAATAACACCTTCAAACGCTTGACTTACTCTTGTAATGTCGTTATAGTATGCTTCAGGAGATGTAAAGTGAATCTTATAGAATTGACCACGATTATAACTATCGTCAATCTTTACTTGTTCTATCTTATACACTTGAAACGGTACACCATCTGTTTCATTAAATGAATAACCAGGCATACCAGGTGTATTGAATTTAAGTTTGAGTCGTTCTAGTCCTGTGATTGGTAATACTGTGCGTACATCCTGCGTATCATATACGGTTATTGCGCCAGATAGGAAATGTTGTGATAAATCTTCTAGTAACTCTACCTGAATGGTAATCGGTTTAATATCCATAGTAATAACACCGCCCTCTTCGCCGTGGTTTCTATATGATATTAATTCTACTTGTTCTAGGTTATATTCACCTGCTTTTTTTAATATATCTGTTGCCATGTCATTATCTTCTAATCAATGCTTTATACTCGTTGATGAAAGTCTGTAAATACTCTGGACTTAATATCTGTATCTGTCTTATATTATCTTGTATTCTTCGTTCATATTCAATATTAGATACTGCCTCTGCACCAACATAATCACTATTAACCTCAATTTTGTGTGTCTGGTAGTCACCAGGACCGTCTCCCTTTTGCTTTCCACTAGATTGTGTTACTTCGTAGTGATGTATTGCACCTGGATTAGTGTACTTATCTTCAACATATTTTTGAAAATCATACTCACTTAACGGCCATTCGTAATATCTGTTTACAATATTATTTGTCAACAATATAACCCAATGAAATGCTGGGTCACCATATACTTTGAATGCTACATCTTCTGGTTTCTCACCTGAATCAATATCATACTTGTCAAACAACATAACATTGTCTTTAATCTTACTTCTGATTTTGACACGTCTGAATATATCAGGCACCAACTTTAAACTGCCGTTGGCTTCTATATCGTAATTTATTTTTGGTAAGTCTGCAAAATATCTCATTAGTAACCTCTTAATATATCTGATTTAGTGATGTATTTGTCTTCTATAAATGTTACAGTCATTTTGTAGTGTACAGGCGAAGCACCTTTGAAATCTCTTTCAAAGAATGAGTTTTGACCATCAGGACCATAATCAACTGCAACAGATTTACAATAACAATTTGCAATCTTATTAAGATATGTGTTTTGTTTACCATGATTTAAATATTGTATTTCAAATTTACTAGGAATATGGAACATGGCACCTGCACCCTCAGCTGATAAACCTGGAGCACTGTGATATTTGAACATGAATATAATATCTTGTACATGTTTTAATTCTTCTTTACTTCTAGGCCAGAAATCAAATGTGTATTCAAAACCTCTATACTCTGGCGCATTGTAAAACTGTTCGTCTCTTGGATTCATTGCAACACCGGCACGTTTCATACCTAATCTTACGGGGTCACCTGCACCGGCAAAGTTAACTGCCTCTGATAATAAACCTTTTGCGTAACGTGTACCACCACCAACAACACCCTCTAATACTGCATTTACTTTTCCAGCAGAAGTTTCGGCCTCACCTGCCTTATCTAGTGACGCCATAATATCACCTGTCAAATTCATACTTTCACTTTCGTATGATTGTCCATAACTCACTTTAATACCTGGTGGCATATAGATTGATATAGCGGCTGTTGTGTTCTCTGAACCTGGTAATCTACTATTTACAGAGCCGTTACTTGATGTTTCGTTGATACTTGACTTTCTTGCCTTTGCTGTAGTAGTATAATCTGAAGCACCATCTTGGTCTCCGTGTAGTGATTGACCTACTGAATTTCCTATGTCTGCCTCGGCATATCCTTTATTTGTTCTTGCCTCTTTGATAAGAAATAGAATATAATGTCCTAATTCATTCGTACCAAGGTCAAGTGGATATTGTACTGTTGAAAACTTTAATGGATTTCTTTTTAGTTTCTCTTGTGGACTATCAGGTACTTCATAAGGAGATTTGTCTAACAACTCGGCTGATACTTTACCTTGTTGATTGTCAAATCCTGATGTTTGTCCTGTTAATGCGTTGCCTACAACTTCAGCGCCTTTAGCTACTGCTGAATTGAATAACCCACCGGCCGCTGCTTTAAATGTCTTTAATCCCATATGCCTAAATATCCTCTAGTTAGTAATATTTATATAAGTTATAGGTACATTATGAGAAAGAGTTACAAGGGTTTATTCAAACCAGTCAATCCAAGCAAATATGTCGGCGACCCTAAAGGTATCGTGTATAGGTCTCTTTTAGAGAAGAGATTTATGTTATATTGTGACTCAAATAAAGATATTACACATTGGGCAAGTGAAGAATTGCCTGTACGATACTATAATCCCATTGATAAGAGATATCATAGGTATTTTCCTGACTTTATCATAAAAACTGGTAAAGGCAAGAAGTTTATGATAGAGATAAAACCTTATCGTCAATGTAAACCACCAAAACCACCTACTAAAAAGTCTAAAGTCTATCTACGTGAGTCATTTGAGTATGTCAAAAATCAGGCAAAATGGAAGGCTGCAAGAGCCTATTGTGAACACAATAATATGGAATTTAAACTTATTACAGAAAAAGAATTAGGTAAGTATTAACCTAACGGAGCAAAACCTTGTTTCTTTGCCAACTTCTGACCTGTGTCTAAAGGTGCTGTTTGTATAGTTTGATTATTTGTTGTTGCTGTTGAGTTATTATTGCCGTCAACTTTAACAATTGTTGTACCACCCACATCAGCCGCTTTCATTTCATTAGGATTCATTTTATTAGGCATAGATTCAACTGTACCTGAAAGAGTTGCTGATTCTGCAGCTGCAACATCTGTTGACATTTGTTTCATACCATCTGGTAAAAATTTGAATAACCAACTATCAGGCGATGGTAATATACTAGCAAATACTTTCTTAATCATGTCACCAATATTAGGTAATTCAAAGTCACTAAATGATGGCATTGTAAAACCAAATATCTTACCTGTTTCGGGGTCATAAATCTTGTTTCTTATTTCTTTTATCTTATCAAACATAGTTGACAAAGTTGGTAGTTCAGGTAATTGATAACCAAATAGTGAATTAGTTTCGCCATTGTACACCTTATTACCTAAATCACTGAACCAAGTGCCAATGTCTGATAAACTAGGCATTGCTGGTAATTGATAACCAAACAACTCGCCTGTTTCAGGATTGTAAACTTTTTTGCCTAAATCACCAAACCAAGTACCAATGTCATCTAAACTTGGTAGTTCAGGTAATTGATAACCAAATAACTCTCCTGTTTCACTGTTATAAATTTTCTTACCTAAATTACTGAACCATGTGACCATACTATCAAAGGTATCTGTTATACTTCCCTTGACCATGTCCCATGTGTAACCAAATAATGCACCTGTTTCAGGATTGTAAATTGCTAAACCTATTGCTTTAAACCATGCTACCATGTCATTAAAGGCTGTTGTTACTGTGCCTACTAAATCATCTATGTTAAAAATCTTTTCAATCTTTGCAATTAAATTATCAAAGGCACCTGTAAATACACCGATAATATCATTACCAATCCTTGTAAACTCAGCCTTGATTGTTGTCCATGCCTCTTTGATTAATTCCATATCACCTGTTACAATTCCCCATATCAAGTCACTAACAAAGTTTAGACTTGCTAAAAATGTATCAAATGTTGTACCGATTAGACCAGCTGCAATCTCTATACCAGTACCTATGCTTGCAAGACCTAATTTAATAACTTTATCTGCGACTACTAGTATGGCGTCAAATAATGGTTTAACTGCTGTCCACATTTTATCAATGAGGTCAAGCACTGGCGATAAAGCCTCAACAATCTCATCCATATAATACATTAACAATTGAATACCTGTAATCACAAGACCAATAGGACCAAATCTACCTAAGAATGGTAATAAAACTGCTAGTCTGGCAAATACTCTACCAAAAGGTCCTGCCTTACCAAAGAAGTTTATTAAAGGTTGAAATATTTTTGTAAGTCTTTTCTTTAATGCTAATAATAGACCACTTACAAGTCCACCACCGGCTGCTGAAGCAAAGTTACCTATACCACCACCAGAATTGTCTCTTGCGTCAAGGTTGCCATCAATATCATTATCATTACCTAATCCTGCTGGACCAGTCAATAGATTAGCGTCTGCATTATCTCTTGCTCTACGTGCCTCTGCTTTGTCAAAGTTCAGCATTCTGTTTAGCAAGTCGTACACTCTAGTGATACCTTGTACAGTTTTCAATTGTAAATCTCTTAACTGTTCAAGTAATTGAATACCAATATGACTGTCTCTCGGCTCGTCTTGCCTCATAACAGTAGCAGAACCACCTACTAGGGCGCCACCTACTTTTGATTGCATTTCTTCTACGACTGCTAATGCTGTTGACATTTCTATTTAAACCTTTTGTTGATGTATTTGTAAATAGCGTATGCACCTAGTAAAACAACTATTGTGCCTATGCCATCAAACCAACTTGTCTCGTTGATTACTTGTAATAAGTCTGCTGTTACCCAATCCATTATTTCTTACTCTTACTTGTTCCTGTGTATAGACCAAACCAGGCTGCGCCAGCACCAACAACGATACTGATTAAGCCACTCTGTTCCATAGTCGGAGCAGATAAGTTCATATACCATATTACGCATTTGTATAATAATATAATGTAAACTGTTAAGAACAATCTTGGAAATATTCTCCAAGCGTCAACAGCTCTTGCCATATGAATTAATTTAGCATATGGATTTACACCAAGGTCTTTGATTGATGTATCAACTTCTAAATCAACTTGTATTTTT